CTCTTGTTGAACTACCTATAATTGCTTCGCGCGGTGGGGAAGCTATAACTATGCAATCTTTTCTCTGTGTTCCTGCAATTGCTGCTAGATCCGCTACCACTGTAATCTGATCCGCATTTGAAGTCATACCCGGGGCGATTAGGAAATCAACGGTTGTTGTTTCTTTATCCTCAAAGTGATCAAAAGCAGCTGCAAGTTCTGAAGTTCCTAATGAACCAGAATTTACTCCACCGGAGAAGGTGAAAGATGTAGCTACTAGAGTTGAATCACCGTTGTAATTCTTAGGTGTTCCAGGGGTTAGTGCAGTACCAGCTGCGCCAGTATTTGTGAAATCAGAATCAAATCCTACCATTTTAACATATTCTGATTTATTATTTATTACATCAATCGCATAATTACTAGTTCCGTTACTATTTTTAGCATCGGTTGCAAGTGAGACAAAAGGATATTTTTCAAGAATAGTACCAACAGAACCTGTGATTTCTCCGGTTTTATCTATAACTACAACATGGGCTTCATCGTAAGTACCATTTCTATCTTCTGCATAAACTGATGTATATGGTCCTTCGTTAAATTCATCCTTATATGTCCATCCGTTCCATGTTCCGTGATCTGAGTCTGCTGGACAGATTTGAACCTCAATGCTATTACCAAGTGACCCTGGGAATTTAGCAATGTATGTGTGATCGCTATCACCCAGAGCTGAAGTTTGATTATCAAAATCTTCTTCGTTTTTTACTATGGGTGCGTCAGCTGATGCATTTGCTCTAGAGTTTCTTGCAGCAGAGGTGACTTCTCTTACAACCATAAGGTTGTCTGAGTATCTTAGAAAGTATACTGATTGGTGAAAATCTACTGAATTGTTGTTGTCTGGTGTTCCGAATGTAGAAACCAATCCTGCTTCATTAGCAGTGAGAATTGGTTCATCGACCGGACCCCAATTAAAGTTGCCTGCAATTACGCCAGTAGAAGATGCTATGTTAGCAATGCGACCTGAAAGATCGATTTCTCTGTAGTTTACGGCAGGAGACGCTGAGGGAATGCCTAGAGTCATTTTATTCTCCTTGTGAAATTATACGGCTTATCATAATACGTTTATATCAATCACATCTATTTATGAATATTTTCGATTTAAAAATCTGGTCCTAATGGTACTTCTGCGATTGCCCACGGATCATCAAACACATCAGGAACTTCTTTTCTCTCAAGTTCTTTGATGTAATCCTCACCATTATCAATATATCCAAACGCGGGCATTTCATTTTCTATTTCTAACATTCTATCCTCAAATAGCATTTTACTGAGATCAATATCAGTAAGATCATTAAAGAAATTTGTACCGGCAAAATACCCAAGAAGAACAAAATTCATAACTAAATCGTCATGATTACCCTCTGATGCTTCGTATGATGAACCTTTTGCTACAAAGGTTGAAACTTCTAATATAGTATTCTCGTCGACAATATTTAGTTTATTTTCTTCAAGTAAATCCTTGAATGACGAACATCCAATTCTCTTAACTTTTTTGCTCATGTTGAGACCTAGAGCAGATGCTTTAATTGCGGATTCGACGAACATATTTTCATATTCAAGATCGTAATATAAACCGTTACACACAACTTGCCCAGCGTCATTTGCCTCAATTACAACTAGACACTCGTTATACATATTCGCATATTTGTATATTAGATTTGGGAACAATAGTGGTGAGATCATATTAGATCTGTATGTGAACACCTGTTGCCACGGTGAGACGGTGAGATCAATAATGTTGAATGTTGAATAATCGAGACCCCTACCCTTCGCTACGTCAACCATCATTACATAATTATGTTTCTTATCGGGTTCTGCGTAAACCCTCATTATGTCATCTATAGTATGTAAGGGATCTTGTGCTCTTAATCCCATCAGGGTCATAGCATTAATTAATGTATCACCAGTACCAAAGAACGTATTACCAAATTCCTGCTCAAACTGTCTAACGGAGGTGTTAGCAATAGTCTCCTGTTTCCATTCTTCGTCGCGGCCGGGAACGTCCCACCAGTCAACACGGAAAGGTACATATGAGCTCGTACCCTGAATAGCCGATTCCCACAATTTCTGAAAGATGTTACCAATACCATTTGCTGTAGATGTAATGATAACCTTAGTAGATTTACCGGCAGAAATAACAGGATATGTTGATGTGTAGAATGTTGTTGCATCCTCAACGAATGCAAACTCATCTAAGTAAATTAAGTTAGCGGCGAAACCACGAACGGAAGATGATGAAGTACCTGCTGATAAAATACGAGAGTTGTTTGAAAATTCTATTGAACCTTTATTAAGAGATTTACACCCGGGTTGTAAGAAGAATGGGAGATTTTCTAACATCAGTGTAATTCTTGAAATCATCTCCCGCGCGATCAAACCTTTGTTGGCTAGAACCGCAACAGTCTTACTCTCATTAAAAATAGCATACCATAAAAGATATGCAACAGATGAGATAGATTTTCCACTCTGTCTACATGCAAGAACGATGTTAAATCGATTCTCATTAAAGTTTTTAAACATCTTTTCTTGGTAGGGATATAACTCAAATGGTACCAATCCCTCGTCAAGATTGATAATCATACAATATGTTTTTGCAAAGTACGCAGGATCAGCCATACATTTACCGTATTCTGTAACCTGTTCCATCGTCCATTTTTGTTCAACACCATCGCGCTTTACTTTTATGTTACCGTTATATGAATCCTGATAATTATAATCCATTATGATTCTTCTGGGGTAACATCTATTACTTCCCCTTCTCGTTCAAGCTTGATTTTATTTGCTAAAACGGCTAATAGTTCAGAACTACTCCCGAGAAAAACTGTATCGTTTTTGGTGTCTTCTATGCCCGGGCGTGATTCGTTTTTAGTCGGGGCGGTAATTTCTTTATATTTTCTGTGCAATTCCATTGATTTATCATTGGTATTTGCAAGTGTAGTAAGGAGAGTAGCTAGTGCTTCAATCGATCTGGGGTGTTCTGTAGACACAGCTATTCGCATAGTCAGCTCTAAAGCCTCTTGTCCCTTTTCTAATAGATCTTGGTATACCTTTCGGGCTTCTTCATAATCTTCTTCTAAATCTTGTTCTTTTTTCATATCATTTCTATTCTATAAAATGTGTCCAAGTATCATTAAAGCCATAATCTGAATCTGGTCCTACACCTGGTGGTGTGGGTTCAACTTCTAGTCTACTGACATGACCATCAGAATCGGCGTTCTGTAAGTAAAAATCAACGATTGCTTTATTAATAATTGCTGTTTCTAATATCGGTCCGTAAAAGCCTACTTTCATTTCAAATTCCATTGTATATACAATTGTTCTTCTATTCTCCATATCACCTTCAAAATCGTCATTAAACGTTACGGATTGTAACGTTAACGGTACATCTTCAGAGAGATTAGGATATTCAGGAATTGGGATAATACTAACACTATACGCGGGTGGGAAATACGGAATGATTTGCTCTACTACCTGTAATGCATCGTCCTGTGTTTTTGTATAAATGTTTAATGCAAAGTTTACAATATACGGAACACCAGGATAAACCCTATTACTTGATGTAGGAACATCAGTAGGTTGTTTAAATGTATTTTGATTTTGTAGCTGTCTAACTGAATCGTATGCTATATTTGTGATTTCAAATGACATTCTTGGAAGCTTAATAGCTACCTGTGTATCTTCTTCAAGATCTGGATGTTCTCTGATTCTTTCAAGAAATTTTCTTTTAGCGCCATATGATAAAGGCACCTTTACTTGACTGATTACTTCACCAGCTGCATTTTTTCTTATGATGTGAATGTTATTGAATAATGCGCCAAAGGTTGACACAGATTTCATTATTCTACCGTGATAAAAGTGACCACTAAACATTAGTTATTCTCCGGTTCACCAAATGGATTTGACTCAGACCAATCTAACAATGTAGATGCTTGATCTTTAAAGTCTTCATTTTGGGAGTTTACTTGTGCAAGTTCATCGTCAACCGAAATTATGGTTCTTGTAATTAATGATTCGGATGCTGTGATACTACCTGCTATAAATTTATGATAAAGTCCATCGTCAGCGCCAATGTGTGCTAATTTAAGAATATTATCTGAATCGTTGTAATACGTAATCTTACCAGTAATAATAACACCGCCAGCTAATGATTGTGATACATTTTCACCAATGATAAAGTCTGCTCCGTCTGAATCTGCAAGATTAAGTACTAACTCATATCCGCCCCGTTCAATGCTATCGATTTCAACAATACCTGTATCAAGATTCTCGTCGTTATATTCGAACAATTCACATTTAAGTTTATATGTCGGTAGATCAGATATTTTGAAGAACGGTTGCTCGTGTTCTACGTGCATAATCTCAAACATAGAACCTGATAATGGGAGATATAAAAGATCACCCTCGTACGGTCGCGTGCCCGTGATTTCATTATCATTACTTCTAACTGTCTGTAGCCATCTTTTTCTAGAAACAATCATCGTTACTTGGTCGCGGATTTCCACTCCCCATTTAGCATAGACGTCTCCACCCTCGAATCCCTGTGGATTCTCAATATACATTTCTATTTTATGAGAGGAATTAAATGAGGAAGGTACGTCATCTCCAAATACTCGATTTTCGTTCACTATATCTCTCGGAAGATAATAAACATCTTGTCCATACAATTTTAGAGACTCTATGATAAGATCTTCATATAGATTCTGTTCGGATTTAACATTATCCGAGAAATAAAGGTTTCTAGCCATAATTTATCCTACGTAAAATTCAGCAGGCATTTCGTGTTCATCCCTAAGATCTTGTTTAAGTTCTTTGAGTTTAACATCAGCCTCATCATATATAAATTGCCCGTTAATAACCACACCACCAGGAAGTTCCATATTACCAAACTTTTTCATATTTTGTCCCCATTGTCTTTTTATCAATTGTGTAGTGTATTCTTTTAACCATCTATCGTTATAAATTTTGGTGTAAGTTTCAGGATCTACAATTTGATACGTTTCAGCAACTAACCAATCACCTTCCTTAACATTTTGATCTGCGAAATCACCATGTAAATAAAGTCTATTTTGAGAATTCGAGAATGTTATTTGTGGCGTACCGTTTAATTTCATATCAAGAAGTGACATGTATTGTTGCATCTGCTCATAATAAGCAAAATCGCCCATGAAAGTGTTCATGTGGGCAAAATCCTGAAGTCTCATTTGATATTGAATGCTAAACATACCAGTTCCTGAAGATCCGCCGTCAGTTAATGGGAACAATTTTGTCACATATAGAACTGAATCGTTGAGAGGAATCCATTCATTTGTTACATCATCAGCAGTTACTAAATGCTTAAGGTATGTTCGCGCTGTGCCGTCATAATGGAATTCTTGAAATAATTCTAAAGCTTCGTCAACTCTATCGTCTACCTGGTCTTGGTCGACGTTAATCTCCATAACGGGTGCGCCTAATTCTCTTAAGCAATATTCTATTAGTGTTTCTCTTGAATTTGGATGTGCCATGTTAATCCTTGTTTATTCTATTTATACCAAATCACATCTTATGTTAGGTATATATCATCAAGATCAAAAATACCGTCTCTTCGTCCACCGGAATCTCTGCTTAGTGTGTATACACTAAAAAGTCCACCCACCGTTGCATCTGGAGAGCTTAAGTCAAGGCTTGACTTGGGGATATCCCCAGCTTTTCTAAAATTGGCTTGTCCGCCTCTACCCGCTATGCTAGCGGTTAAAATGAAATTGTCACTGGAATCCCAGAATAAGGCATCGCTGTTCCAGTTTCCTGGATTTTGCGTACTCCCGTCGAACTGAGCGGCGGCATAATACCCCTCATTAGAATCTAATGTTATTAGGGTTAACGTAGAAACGGCATTAGCTGAGTTGGTGACGTCCTGAAAGGAACCAAACGTGGCAGTTGCATTTCTGAATGTAGATAACACGAAGGCAGCACCGCCACCAAATCCTGTAATATCTACATCGACCGTTCCGGTATCTTGACCTGTCCCCGTCCACGTCACGTGTGTACATGACGAGTTAACGAACGATCCATTTCTTCGGGAAGCGAGCGTAAAACCTGTTGGAGCTGTCGGTTGACCGGCAGCACTGTTTTCTAGCACAGTGCTGAGGATCATGAGGTCTTCCTTACGAGTTCCAGCCGGTAAAGATACATTTACCGTAGCGCTGGCCGTGTTTGTATCGGCATAGGTACTTCCGATGTACTCAATCTGTGGAAGATCCTTCACATTGTTGATCTTACCTATGAAATTCCCCTGTAACATTAAGAGATTTCCTCATATGAGCAAATACCCTCTAGAGAAGAAGCAACTGAAGCTGTAAGCCTAAGAGTGTCGCTCTCTTCTAAGTATATTGGATTATTTTTGGTGATAACGTTCAACGTCGATCCCGGTGAGACGCTTACACTTTTGACCACCCTATAAGCGGTCGCAGATCTATAAATATCCACCGTGACATCGGCAGAACTGGTGGTAATGTTTGAAATTAACAGTGTTCCTACTTTAAGTACCTTTCCTGATGCCGCGCTGTTTGTTGTAATTGCCGTAGCAGTTACACCTATCGCCTGAACATCGGTTTTACCTAAAATAGTGGTTACGTTTACAATATTTGGTGCTGCCATTTTATTTTCCTATTATCCGAATACAATGGCCATTGCAATGGCCTTTCCTGTTGTGACTCCACCACCTTGAAGTCCTTGAATTCCTTGAGGAATTCCGAAGTTAAAAATTGCAGACTCGGTGGTGCCTACATTAACGACAGTTGCGGTGGCGTCAGAGTCGAGACTTGTTACTGTTCCGACCGCTATTTCTCCACCATCACCTTTAAGTCCCCTAATTCCTTGTGCAAGACCAAAGTCGAATGTGGCTGAATCGGTTGTTCCGGTGTTATTGACGGTTGGTGTTGAACTAGAATCGAGGCCGGTGACTATTCCTACTTGAATAGTTGCAGCAAGACCCTTAGGAATCCCGAAGTCGAAAATCGCCGCAGCGGCCGTGCCTATATTGGTGACGCTGGCATCCGAATCCGGCGCAAGCGTGGTTACAGTTCCTACAGCGATCGTCGCGGCATCACCCTTTGGCGCGGCAGTGAAACCCGTAATATTCCAGACCTGCTTTGCAGCTGAATATGTATATGTTAGATCCCCAAAGGTATATTCTTGGGCGTCTGAAGGTGAACCTGGAAAATTTAGTACTGCCATTTTTAGACTCCTGCGCCATGGATCGTTTTAAGAGTGGATCCCGCCGAATTTTTTATAAGAAGGGTTGAGAGGGTTTTTAATTGGACGGAAGATACGGCGTCGTTTCCGATCTTTCCTTCCGTCACGGATAAATCTATTAATTGTATGGTTCCTACCGAGGCATTCGCCATGTGAACTTCTTCCACCGAGGAATCCGCGAGTCCTCCACCGCCTGGTACTGCCCCTACCCACTGAGATGTATCAGAGTCAGTGTAATAAATATATAAGAAACCGTCAGCTTTACTCCACCACTGGTCTGCGTGTGTTGGGGAAGCTGGAGGACCCTCCGAAATAGTAACGCCACCACTGCTCCCGGTAGATGATATGACACCAGTTCCAGAGTCATATGCAATACCCGTTCCGGCTGAAAGGTGAGTTCTTACCTCCGCTGGGGATGGTCCTGTATAAGATATTACACCAGTAGAAGCGCTATACGTTAGAGAACCGTCACCACCAGTATTGGTCACGGATACGCTAGACCTAGCGGCGGATACGGTACCGCCTGAATCTAAAAACTTGACTATAGCATTCGAGGAATTCTTATAATGAATAACACCGTCTTCGTAATTGAGTGCTAATTCGCCATACTCAAGGTCACCAACTAAAGGGACTTTCGCCGCTACAGAGGATTTCTTAAGTATAATTTTTGCGTTAGTGACCATTATAGATTCCTTAGAAAAGGTAGTTTTTTACCCTATAAGATAAAAATCTTAGTTTTAGGGGGTAAAAATGGTTGTTTTTATCTTAAAAGATAAATTAGTATGTTCCGCCGTCGATGTTATATATGGTAGCTAGACCCGCGGTAAGTGTGAACTGATCAGAGTCAAAGTTTGCTACACCCGGATTAGCAGTGGTTGCAAGTTCAGCAGATACAGTGAATGTATTTGAACCGTCATCGTAAACTAGATCGATAGCTTCGCCCGCTAGGAACAGTGAATTGATTCTATCATCTACACGTTCGTCTGTGAAGAATAGATTTGTAACTTCTGAAAAGTCTGAAGTGTCTAGAGTAACTGATCCACCAAGTGCTGTAGCATTACCGTTTATTGTAATTGAATCATTGGCAAGTTTTGCGTTTGCAATAGAACCTGCAAGCATAGCGTTGGTAATACCAACCGCTTTTACTCGAAGTATATCACCTGAGATCTCAATAGATGAATCATCAACTCTTACTGAGAGTGTATTACCTGTTTTTAGAAGTCCGTCACCATCAGTGAATGATCCAGCACCAGAGAACTGAGCAACCGGAAGAGGTGTTGTTTCTAGTGTAGGTATACCATCGTGCGTGAAGACAAATCCTTGATCAGCGTTTTCTGTACCTTCTTCGACGAATACAAATGTACCACCGGTTAATTCTTCGGCTGTATCTGCATCGGTTGAACGTGATGCTGCGCCTGAAGCAACAACAATATATATACCATTTTCTTCTGCAGCAGACTGATCTTTAAGTAGAACCCTATCACCAGTAACAAGTGTTACACTGTCAAGTGAATCGCCATTCTCTAATCCGTTAGCTAGAGAAACGTTAGAACCTGTAGAGGCTAATCTTACTGATCCTTTAACATCAAGTCCAGAGGTTGTAGCATCAACATATTCTTTTGTAACAAGTGAGTTGGCTGTAAATCCTGCTCTGTCTTTATATGACGCAGGAACTGTAACCGTACCTGTACCGTTAGGTGAGAGTGATAAATCACCATTACCATTGGTTGTTGAAATATCATTTCCGTCGATAGTAATATTATCAACGTCTACTGATGTTAGACCGTTAAGATCTGTTATTGTAGCGCCAAGAGCAACTGCATCTGTACCAATTGTGATATCATCATTAACAAGTTGTGCGTTGGATACACCAAGCGCTTTAATTGTAACTGCACCCGAGGCTACAGCAAAGTCGGCAGTTGCAAAGGATGCAATACCCTTAGCTGAAATCGTTGCATCATCAACAGATATAGCAAGTTGATTATTTGTAATTGCTGTTTGAACAGGATCTGTACCAACGAAGGTAAGAGTATCTGTTCCAACTATAACATCATCTGTACCCGTATCACCAGCTAATGAAAGAGTGGATGAAATTGAGGCTGTTGTAGCATTGGTAATTCTACCTTGCTGATCAATTGTAATAACTGGAATCGCAGTAGATGAACCATACGCTGCAGGTGTTACTCCGGTGTCGTCAAGATCAATAGTAATACCTACGCCCGAGGCGACAGTGCTAATACCAGTTAGACCCGTAATAGTAAGATCTGAGTTAGCTAAATCAACAGAACCTGAACCTGTATCACCAGCTGTATTTAGTACTGGCGAGGAACCTGTTGCAGTATCAACATACTGTTTTGTAGCTGCATCTTGTGGGTCTGAAGGATCTACAACATTTGTAATGACCGAGGTCGAAGCATTAATAACACCAGAACCATCTGGTGATAGAATTAAATCCCCATCAGTGTCGGTCGTTGAAATTGTATTACCATTAATGTCGATATTATCAACAATTAAATGATCAATTTTAGAAGATGCATCGACTATAATTGCAGACGATGCAGTTAATACACCAGCTGTATGATCCAGCATATTTGTAAAAATCTCACCGCCTATGACTACGTGATTCGCTGCGTCTTCAGCGGTTTCCGTACCCATACCAACGTATAGTCTTTGTCCCCCAGCGCCAACTAGAGAGGAATAAGCCATCTCTCCCTGACGTAAAGTGGCTGGGTTACCTGTAACCGCCGACCTCTTTATTCTAATTATTGCTGCCATTAGTATTGGCCTCCGGTTATATTTTGTTTATCAAGTGTCAATTGAGACACCCATTTTTTGGTAGAATCATTGAAGACCAACACGCTCCCATCAATTAGGGATTGGGAATTTACATCTGTCAAATTGTTTAATTCGCCTGAGCTCCCATCAATAATTCTGACTGGTGACCCAACTCTGATCTCTTTTACTTGGGTTGTATTACCAACCTTAATTACTGTTTTCGACTGTCGCGAGCCGTTATCGATTCTAATGGCCATCATAAATCCTTATTCTAAAGATTTCGATATAACCTGTTATGATTCTCTTTATGATAGTTACTTTTCCAGTTCTTATTAGAATCCTACTTTTGGAACTGGCGTTAAAATCTATCATAGTCTATCTTGTTATTTGTGGAGTAACTTCTAGTTTCCCCTCTAGAATTCTCTCAATTATTGTATTCGCATCACTGTCAACATAAGACAATTCAATGTCATAAAGATATCTACCGGCTTTCATTCCTCCAGTGGTAAGGTTGTCTAGCGATATAATCACTTTACCGTCTATAGTTGGGGTATCAATAACAGTGACAAATGATGTAGCATCGGAATCTACCGTTGTATAATTCTTTCTAATCATCCCAGTAATAGTATGTCCCGCAAGTTCTTTTTTTGAACCGTTCTTATCCGTAAGATAGAGCTCTAGAGATGCATCTGACCCCTGGTCGACTATAAGATCTTCATATTGTGCCATTTTTTGTCCTTAAAGCTTTTTATTATTTATATGATTATTCGTCTACAAAATACTTATAATCTTCCCAATTATGAGGTTTATTTAAAGAATTTGTAAAATGAATGAACTTAATATCGGGATGGAATTCCCCATCCATATAAAGATAGTCATTCCCTGTTTTTTCTTTATATAATTTGGTTATTTCATATTGCCAATCCTCATATGAGCCGCCCTCATATCTCAAAGGTCTTTCTACAACATCTGGTGTTGCCCATCTCGTGAACCAAGAATTAGGTAGAATTATCAATTCCATATTAGCATCTTTAACACCCATTTCTACAAAATGCTGTTCGCCGTTAACGGGTCCAGCTGTGGTGCCATCTTTTATAAATTTTTGCTGCCACATTTTTGGATTAGATACAAAAATGTTATAGAGATAATTCATATCACTTGGATAATATTTAAAAAATCCGCCATTAATTTTCCATTGATCGGCACCTAATCTACGCCACCAACCTGGCATTGCTAAAAATTGACCCCGGTTTATAGGATAATCAAAAATCTCTTTATAGTTACCGGTTAGAATAATATCAATATCCATTACAACAACAGGTTCATCTATGTCCATTCCCATGACCTGCATTTTATTCCATTGAAGAGCAACCCCTTTCATGAATGGTTTTCTTATCCAAACAAAATCATATTCAGGTAACTTTCGTTCAAGATACTCCTCATATTCTGGACCGTATTTTTCACCTATTCTTACACAAAATATTTTCAAAAGAAATCCCCAAATCTTTTATTAATTACATGATACATCTTAGCATATTTATCATAATTTTTACCAACGACAACACAATGCCAATCCCTTCCAATATAGTCTATTGGAACCCCCTTTGTCACAATGTTGTATGCGAAGATTGTTTCGTTGTCATAATTAAACACCCTTTGAATATTTTTAGGGTACATTGAATCGGGATCTTCTTTAAGATTTGTCATTAATTTTATAACATCGTCGAAGTTTTCGAAGTAATCTAACTGTTTAATAACGGCAGACGAGGCTACCATAATCCCAGTATTAAATACATCAGTATCAGGATCATACCCCTCTTCTAATAACATAGCATGGGCATTCCAATATTTGGTTGCTGGATTTCTTATACATGTATTATACCATTTATGTTCAATGGTTTTACCCCAAATAGCCTCAGAATTATTTTCAGCTATAGCAAATTTATCCTTATCAAATGCATCGAATATATTTTCGTCGGTGTGTGGGATTACATCGAAGTCTAAATAACAAACGTTGTCATATAATGATGAAAGGGAATACATTAAATAATGCTTGTAAAAATTAACAATGTCATACACAGAGATCTGTGGATACATATTCTGGAATTTGAGTTTATATACCTGGAATTCTCGATCACCAAATAATCTATAATCAGCTCCTATACCGGTCGCGTAAAAGGATTGTTCAGCCGCAAGACTAGTGAAATATTTTTTAAATGATTCTTTTGCAATCGTGCTTTTTTTGCTTTTTTTCTGTAGCCCGGTTTTATTACTGAACCCTCCCGGGTTATCTAATTCCTCTTCTGGGATTTCAACATATACACTAAAAATTATATTTTTCATTATTGACCTATTATCATGAATCGTTTAAAATCACCAAGATCTAGTTCACCCTTATACGCGATCCAATTCTTAGGTAAACACGGTTTAATATATTCTACAAATTCATCTAATGATTCCGAGCAATTTATATGAGAAGGGAGATCAAAAAAATTATTTGATTGTAATGCTATGAGAGCATCCGGATCTTTAGAAGCAACCCATGTGCAAAGATCCTCTCTGTCTATGTGTTCACAACTTGTAGAAATTACCAATCTGCTATCAAGAACATCATCATTTTTTAATGAGTCCTCAGTCTTAAATTGTAAATCTTCATTGGGAAATAATTTCTCGCCAAAATATTCTGCCATTGGGTCTATGTCAGAAGTAATAATATGAATTTCATTTGAAGGGTATTTTTCTCTAAATAAATGTGCGAGTAATCCATACCATCCGCCTGCGATAAATATTTTTCTATATTCGTCTGTGTCAGGATATAATTTAGTGTAGATTTTATGAAGCTCGTCTACAAGCCATTGTTTACTTTCCCAATGATTTTTATCGAGGGAATGTATAATATCTTTTATTCTGTAAAGATCATTTTGACCGTACATTGACTCATCATAAATTTCTTCGATAATTTTAAGACTTCTATAATATATTTGCTCTTTCAAAATCACATTCCTCATAAGTTATTACAATTGCTTCTTTACTGTTATCCTCGAACATATACGAGAGTATATAATCAGTATTAAAAGTGTCGTATTCAAAATTCTCGTGTACTAAATATCTATCTATCCCAACATATTTTCGAAGAAAATAATCCCGCTGCCCCGAATTTATAAACCAATCCCATATTTCATGTATGTCTGGGTTATCAGCATCCCACGCCATGACTGAAGAATTAATTCTTACATCATAATTTGTGGGTCTGTCGTAAATTTTAGAATCTTTCCAATGACAATCTATTAGTGTTAATTTACTGAAATCATATTCCATCGTGAATGGATCACCAATTATCTTTGTATCAATATCAAAATAAAGTGTATCACCTTCAAGAGGAAAATTCTTATCAAACATCGCAAGCTTATTCCACCAAACTTTAAGAGCAGGTTTAGTTGGAATAGGGATTACGGTTATATCTGGGTCGAGTCCGATAGGATCGTCGGTGTAGCAAAAATAATCTGCCTGATCAATAATCTCCTCATGCGCGCGTATGTCGCGATATAGATTATTAACCTGTTTACTGGAATACTTTGTACCCCATTTTACAAAAATTATATTCATTTTTTATATACTATCATCATTAAAGTTAATCGTGGTTCAATACTATCTATAGAGGAACCAAAATCGTGCCAAGTTTCATCTGTTCTTTTAAATACAAATGCGCGATTTGTTTTCCACTCTGATGACTTTACTAACGAATTTTTATTTTTACTTTTATACATTCTAGTACCGTCTCCTGTTTCAGAAACATATAAAATGCAGGTTAAAAGTTTTCGTCCATCATCACAATGAATTTTATTATGTTCATATCCGGGCTGAGCGCCAGCAAATTCTAAATCACAAGTGTGTATTTTTTCATCGTATTCTATATCAAATAATTTTAATATCTCTAAATGTTTAGAGATACATTTTTTATAAAGTTTTGATTGTGGATCAAAATGTATTGAGGTCCGGTTTCTATGATTCAATTCAATTTTTTTTAAATGATATTGGATGTACGTAAAATCTTCTTCAGAAAAAGTATCATCTATTATCCAATAATCCCAAGGATCTGAATAGTGTGTAATATCCATTTAATCTTTCGATTTATAAATCCCATTTAATTGTGAAATTAATTCTAACATACTCTTACATTTACGTATTGACATTTTTAAGTTTCTGTCTTTAGAATTTTTTATTTCATCAATTTCAAATATAGCCAATTTTGTTTTAAATATTACTTCTTCATTGTCGTTTGATTCAAGTATTACTTTCAAAAGTTCACTTGTTGGGATTTCTGCCTCAATCATGTCTTTTTGACGAGCTGCAAATTTATCTTTAACTTTTGCGACTTCGTCAGCAGCATGCCATTTTATAATATTTTTGTATGCTTGACTTTGCTCTTTATTATAACTTTTGGTAAATTCTTGGATTCGTTCAAGATCCCATCCAGCCTTTTCAAGATCTATAAAATCGGGGTGTTCAAAATCCACCTCTATATACATTGGGACTAATATTCCGTCTTCGTCGTATACAATCTCAATTGTATCATAAGTTTCATTAGTAAAACGAGCTGAATGTATTTTATCAGTAAATTTCATATTATGTTTGTCCTATTTTTAGATAAGTTGTTGATACTGTCGGCGCAGTACCGTTTGGGAATTCTTGCGCGCGATAATCGTCTGTACCAACATATCGGGTTGTATAATTACCTGAACCGTTTAATTTGGTGTTAGCCATACCGGAACCCCTATTTGTACCGGTAGATTGAGAATATGTTATTTTAGAACCAGAAGTATTTTTAGCAGTATCTCTTATTGAATCAGCTAATGCTGTTCCTATTTCAGCACTACTATATTGACGAAGATCATTTGATCCATCTATATATAATGGAATAGGAATTGTTCCCGCTGCGGCGGGGTCAACGACATGTAAATAATAAGATGTGTTAGTAAGGGGTTGGTCTAGTGTTTCTGGTATACCCCCTGATGTATATAAAGCGGTATTAGCTTGCGTATCAATAAAAACCGGTGTACCGGATACTAGAGTTGCGCCACCTACTGAACTTGAAGTACTAATAAAATAAGTTCCGGCTTGTTGGTCTGTAGTAGAACCTGAACATAATGTATCAATTGCATCTAATGCAAATGTATCTCTCATGTCAGCAGCACTCATAGCCTGAATATCATTAGAACCGTCAAAATATACCGGGTTTACTTTATTACCAACATCCGGAGAAGTGGTTGCCTCGTATGCAGGAAGAATTTTATTATAATTAACAGTAACCGTTGACGGTTCAGCGGTAGTTGCCTCTGATGGATAAGTTGTCGTCCCGCTAGAATATGCTCCAGCTTGAAGTCTGGTATCTGCAATGATACCTAGAGATCCACTACCAACAGAGAGTAGTGATGATGGATTCAATCCATATTGTCTAATCATTTCAATTTTAAGATTAGCAATGTCTGTTGAAGACATTTCTTTTAGATCAGTTCCGTCTAATTTTAGAGGAGTTCTTACGGCCATTATTAAGCACCTGCAGTATACATGGTTTTCAGCGTAGATCCAGCTGAATTTTTTATGAGAAGTGTTTGAACAGTATCAAGTTCTGCGGAACCTACTGCATCATCAGCGATTTTAATCTGAGAGACAGCGTTTGTCCCTATTTTATCGATAGTGACAGAACCATCATTAATTTTATTCTCTGTCACCGCATTCGTATTTATCTGTCCTTCGGAGACGCCAAGAGCTTTAATTGTGACCGCTCCCGAAGATACCGAGAAGTCGGCAGTCGCAAATGATGCGATACCTTTATTCGATGTGGTTGCATTTTCACCTGCAATCGTAACGGTATTGTTTGTTATAGTCGTATCAACACCTTCACCACCGGTGAACGCTAATGTGTCAGTTCCTACTATAACATCATCCGTACCTGTATCACCAGAAAGAGAAAGCGTTGAGGAAGTTGCGGCGGTAGTGACCAAGGTAATACGACCTTGTTGGTCGACGGTGATAACTGGGATTGAGCTTGCTGAACCATATACTGCAGGGGTTACTGCAGTATCTTGTAATTTAGCAGGAGATATGGAATTAGCGAGAATGTTATCACTATCAACAGCATTTGCAGAGAGAGTCGTTGATAGAATAACATTACCTGTTCCATCAAACCCTACTATCGACGCGGTGACATCGCCCGTTATACTAAAATCTCTAGACGTTGCTAAGGCTGTTGCTGTATCCGCATTACCCGTTACGTCACCCGTTACATTTCCGATTAAAGATCCAGTTAGAATCCCAAAAAATCCACTATCTGCTGTAACAGAATTAACGAGAAGATCTACTTCAGAACCTAAAGTGGAGTTGAAGGCGTCAACAAGATTTGAATCCCCTCCGATAAGAAGACTGATGTCACCAAAATCGTCTGATAGTTCATTAAATTTACCTATCAGACCTTCGATTGAGGTGTTTACGCTTGTTTTAACTTTTGCCATTATTGTTCTCGACTATTTTGAGTAAGAGTGATTTAATTTCTACCATATCTTTTGACAGATTTTCAACCTTGTCTTTAAGATTCCGGTCTTCTTCAAATTTCTTTTTTCTTCTTACCTTAGCTTCTTTTGCAGCTCTAATTTCACTTGTATTTATATTGATTATCGCGCCCGATTTAGCTCTCGCTAAATTCGGGCTAGATTTTACTTTTACTAATTCCATTAAACGCTCAGTGCGATAACTCTAAGATCTCTGAACATTGGTACTTTAGATGAATTAGAAGATTTCATAACAATCTTAATTTGGAACGTTGTGAATGGGGATAGATAACCTCCAGGTCCACCTATTGTATATCTATATTCTCTAAAGACATTATTCTCGTCACTCTGAACAATATTGTCTAATACTGCAAGTACCCAATCTGTTGTTGAAAGCTCACCTTCATCAATAGCTTTATAATATACGTCGAAGTTAGCCGCGTTCGGTCTTGTTGCCGCTAATATTACTTTAAGACCAACAGCATCTTCAGATAATGAGACGGGGACTGTAACATATTTAGAAGCGGCCGCACCCGAGCTGTGATGTGTTTCATCTACATAAGTTAATGGAACATTATATCCAGTAGTTGGTGACCCGATAGGGTTATCAATCATATTTGATATTGTTGTTAATGAAGCTCTGTTCATATGTATCATTGGTGACACTGCTGAGTTACCAGTAACCATATCAATTTTAACTGATGCAGATCTCACACCCCCACCTAATTCTGAAGTTTCAATTGATGGTGAAGCAATAACTCTAGGTGCATCAAAATGGTAATCTGATAATTTATTCAGATACGTATCATATGAAGTATCCTTTGAATAAGGTGTTTCAGATCCAGCATAGCTTTTACCCGTTAGGAATTTAGCTGATAATGATGTATTAGTTGAGTTAGGAATAAACGTTTCAATTGAAGGTATTACAACGTCCATTAACATATTTTCAGATGCTATAGCTGTATCACCCCCGCCGCGCGCGTCAGATATAGCCGAGGAATCCCCAGCAAATCTATAACCAGTAACGTCCTGAGAGGTAATCGTTCTAGCACCCATAATACTTGTTCCTAGAATACCACCAATAGTTCCTGAACTATCTAGTCCAGCAATATTAACAATATCGTTTACGAACATACCGTGATTAGGATGAATTATTCTTACACTTGAACTACCACTATCTAGTAGAACTGGATCTGCAGGTAGAAGTCTTATAGGAACATCTGCATTTTCAAGTACAGCAAAGCCGCCAGCAGTATCAAAATCTGCAGAATAAACCTGATATTTTAAATCCTGTAGCTGTGAAGGTTCCCATACTGATCCATTCTGAGATTTATAGAATGACCCCATAGAAGGTTGTTTAGTAATTTTAACCTCTGTTGAGCCTAATACGAAATCACCAAGCGTAGCAATAAATACATTATAGCTATTACACTGTGATAAAAATACCACAGCATATTCTGTTTGTGGATCTAGATATATTGGGGAGTCTAATTCAAAGTCTGTAACCGCAGTACCATCAGAAGATATATTAACGTCTCCTGGGTACAAGAATTTAATACCGTTTCTAACAGCTTCTGTTGCAGAAGGATATCCATTTACCATAGGACGTATCTGACATTGTACAGGTATTGAAGCATCTTTACTAGAGAAGTAAGCTCTAATTTTTGTGATGTAAGCACCTGATATTGTGTCAACGTAAAATGATTGTGCAATAGGTTCATAACGTCTTAGTGCAACAGTACGTGATACGGTTATTGTTGTTCTTTCTTCAACACCGATCGCTGTATATTCTGCCGCTGCTTGAGATGAAGCCTCTGCTGTATTTGGAATACTAATATCGAAGAGAGCAAATTCTCTTATTCCTGTTGCAAATCTGTTGTTTGCATTATTTGGAATAAAGAATGAACCTTCTATTTTACCGTTCGCGTCACTCGTAAGAGTAGTTGAACCACCTGGATGGGAGGTTAATACTCTAGAAACATTTTCTGTAGGTAGAGTAGAGAATCTCTGGAAAGTTTCTGAAGGGGCAGATATACCACCGCGTACCCAATCACTTACATCTTTACCGTCAAAGAACGGGAAGTGACGTGAATTAGGTAGTAGACCTTCTGCTTTAAATCTAACTCTACGTGATCTAATGAATGGAATGGTTACGGTTGAGGTGGTTCTACTTGTCTCACTCGATCTTAAATCAACAGCAATACGCTTAAGAGCATATTGGAAATCGTTTTTAAGACTACCTGAAATAGAATTTATTCCCATTGAATTCAAGAATGTGTTACTTTGATAAGAGGAGGTTCTACCGATACGACCAGCGTTATCTATTAGTCCCTGAGAACCCCACCATCCCCAATCCCACTGTCTCCAGTTAGGATCAACGCGCTCGAATGTTGTGATGAATCTAGAAGGATCTAGTACATTCAAGCTGTCGAATGCAGGATTAGTGGAACCGGTAATTAAACCAGTGTTACCACGTTGTTCGCTGTTAACGAATTCTGCTGCACCGCCGTTGATTACGACAGGATTTGTTACAACGTCTTTCCATTCATCTGTTGATGGGGAAAGTACCATAGTACCAATAAAGTTTACTAGATTGAATGGGTTAACATTCTCTGTACCAGAAGCCTGTGGTTGATTAAGGAATAATATTTCGTCATATTTGACATAAACGTTATCACCTTTTACAATGGTGTTAGAAGAAAGATCTGAATCATAAATTAATTTAATATTCTTTTCTCTAAATGATGGGCGAAGAACACCTTCAGTTATATCCATAGACGCTTTATATTCACCTGAGCTCATGTCTGAGGTTAAGTGATTAGTAAAGTTGTCTGTTAGGAATCCTGATTTGGTTCTATTAAGTCCTGATGAATCCAACACGTCTATTGTAGACGCTTCAAGATCCAGCATGCTCAATACAGCATATTCTTCTACCTTGTCGACTCTCTTTTCTAGTCGACCTATATCTCTCATTGTATATCTTTTGTTTTCAATATAATTAATACTTGCTTCTGTTGCATCTAGAGTATAAGCATTAATGGATACTGAATATAGACCCATTGCATCCTTTGGGATGTCAGGGAATATAGGGTTCGTTGACGAAACACCTTCTAGATATTCAAGTTCATTATTATCTTTTAGAATTAAATAGTCTCTGCGAGGCATGTAATAAGATGCATCAGCTGTAATAAGATCTGTATTCTGAGGTAATTCATTAACTCGAGCAGTCGCAGCAGAGTATCCTGCGCCGGTATCGTCCTGGCGAGGTCTGAAGTCGAATACATTTCTGAGTGCTGTTACCGATCCATCCGCAAGTTTGTGATTTGGTATGTCTGAATAATCAATCTGACCGTCATAAGAAGTCTTATTAAAGAAATCCCCGACGGAGCTGTGTGCGAAATATTCAAATCTAGTGAACACGTTTCCTACTGGTGCTGTCTGTGATGCACCAAGAACCATACGACCAATGCCGTAATAGTTATCTCTTTGTCCATTGTCAAGATAGAATTTAGAAGATACGTCTGTACCATCACTATCAACAAGGGTTGTTCTTAAAACGGAGTAGATATCTGCTTTACCAAGATCTAAAAATTCAAGTCCATTACCATCAGAGTCTATAGTTGTTGTAATTGTATCTTCAGTTAGAGTTTTAACTCTAGGTGTAGGGGAGGCTTTGTTTACATAATGAGCAATACTAATATTACCACTAGTTAGACCCGTGCCTGAAATGGTTGATGATGTTGTACCAGAACCATTAATTGATGGGGATAGAACATCACCGTCGACGTCAGATGTTACTATCCAATCTGTAGTATTGGCAAAGGTTTCTCCACCAGCAGAAAGTGTAATAGTAGCCTCGCCGGAACCATTAACCGCAGCAGTTGTTTTTCTCTGAACTGTTAATGAGATGTCTGAAATCGTCGCCGGGCGAATCTCTGGAAAATCAAATAACGTATTGTTGTTACTTGTTTCTATTAGTGCAGCCTGACTTGCAACTAGAATGAGATCTCCATAATCTATTGTTGATAGTCCTATAGATCTAGTGGATCTGAAACTAGATCCACTATTCATATTAATATCAAATAGATACATTCTGTAACCAGCGCCGTCTTCTTCTATTGCTCGCACGCGTGCGGTACCAATAGTAGATCCACCGTGTGTTACTGCAGATCTAAGGTTTACTAATCCAAAATCTATAAGATCTGGAAGACCAAGGAGTGTGGAAATCTCAACATAGTTACCGTAATTGGCAGGAACTACTTCATTATTTTTTATGTATGTGCTTCTTGGTTTATTAACTGTAATTCTCTGAGCTGGAAGGTCTGCACGATATCCATTAACGTAGCCTATTCCTGCTGAAACATTAAGCTCCAGAATACTATCGTCGCTATCGTGATCTTCAAATTTAGCAATAAATGAATTTACTGTATAGTTACCAGATTCTTCTTTTGTGCGCTCTGCAAGAATATCTAGAATTTTATTATATTCTGTTGATCCGTCATTTGTTCTAAGAACTTCACCATCAACGATACGCGCGACGTATATAAAGATCTGATCAGAATCAACTAGATCTTCTCTTGTAAGAATTAATTGAATTCTATATCTATCCGCACCGGGTGCAGAAAGGTTAGGAACATCGCCCTGATTATCATAAAGGGATACGTCATCTGAAGCAGTAACAATATCTTCTTGTACTCTAAATCCTACATTGATTGTAGGGTTGACTGAATACTTTTCAATAATAGTTGATTGTTCATCTGCTCGTATAAAGTGACCGTGGATAAAGAAATCACCTTCAGCAACGTGGGCTTTTGAAGCCAGACCGAAAGTAGGATTTTCTACGGTATCCGTAGTCTGAATTTCCAGTGTACCTAAACCACCACTGATAGTGATTGTCTCACCTGGTGTAAACGTGATAGACTCTTCGCCAGATACCCCGGATGAAGTGTCGCTATATCTAACATATAGTGTACCCGGATCGGAACCATCTACATCTAATGCTTCAAGTATAACACCTACCACTGAAGATGTATCACCTGTAGCGGTTTCACCAACTAATGTTGTGAGGTCTAGGGGTAAAGCATACGTTGTTGTGTTTAATTTCACAAATCTGTATTTGTTATCGATGTAAACGTTTGATACAGGGTTAACTGCTGCGCCATCTTTAAATATATTTCTTCCGAATTTTTCAATTTCAGCAGAAAGTATACTCTGTATTTGATTTAATTCTCTCCCTTGAAGAGCACGTCCTGCATTAAACAAGATCTTGCTGAAGTGTTTATCGTCGGCAAAGTCGTCTTTATAGACAGTATTAAAAATGGATTTACTAAATTGAGTAGTCATGTTTATCCTTAAAGTTTAATCAAAACTTTTATATCTTCGGTTTGTGACACTGATCTCTCGATAGCAGCTTTATTTTGTATGTATAATAGATCGCCAGAGAATATATTATTACCTGAGGAGTCTAAAGTCGAAATGGTACCTGAAGCACCTATAGCTGTTATTGTAGATCCGATGTCAGAATCGAATTCACCAAATCCGGTGTCTTCATTCTGATGATAAAAAATTGTATCCGAATCAATGTAATCAATCATACCCTGAGAACCTGAAATAGATCCTGTGAATACCTGATCAGCACTAAATGTTGTGGCGTCACCTACTAGAGTAAGCTGAATGTGATCTAAGAAATTTGCCGTAAGTGAATTAATTCTTGAACCACCAACCGTTTCAGGATTTCTAAGAAGAAGAACCTGTCTGAAATCATTACCAATAACGAAGTCACCATTCTCATCACCCGATGGTTTTGAATTGAACATGACTATAGAGGATCTTAGATCTACTCTTGGATCTTTTCCAACACCTCGATCATCACCCAGAACCGCTCTAGCTTCTGCACCAGAACCACCACCGCCTGTTAGATTAATCTTAGCATACTGATACCCAGTACCAAAGAATAATGATCCACCTGAATCATCCATTTCAATCTTTGTAACTGCGCCGGATGCTACCGTTGCAACTGCTCTAGCCCCAGAACCATTACCTTCAATCTCAACTGTTGGTGAACTTGTATAACCAGTACCAGAAGTTGTGACTACGATATTTAGTATCTCTGAACTATCAGCAGCATTTTGGATATCATACTGATCTCTGTCTGTAGCCGGATCGCCAACGCCAGCGGAATCAACAAACTTAACAGGCATATAGTTAGCGCTTAGATATTTTGTTGAATCGATCGCGCCAATTGTGTAAAGATATTTCCAAACATATCCGTCTGCCGTAATAAACGCTTCGGTGCTTGTACCGGAAGGTTTAGTAGTTGACGTAACACTTATGCCTGCGGTTGTTTTACCTTGACGTAAACAGATGTAAACGTTGTTTTCATCAGTCATAATATAATAAGAATTGGATGGGTAATCTGAAGAAGCATCATCAAACGATGTATATGTCGTACCAGAAGACCATTTATGTCTAGGAATTACATAAGAAACATCTGCTGCTGTCTTCATTGACTGCATTGATAGTCTAGCATTTCTTTGGTCACGCGTACTGTTGACCGGATTTACGAGAGTATCGGTCTCATCCCACTGTTCAGATTTACCAATAGCAATATAGTAATAGTCTGAATCGACAGTTACATTATTGATCAGATTATCAAATATCTGTTTCTTAATGTCGTTTGTAATTATAGCAGTCATCTTTGTTTCCTATTAAGCTACTGTTACTTCGCCTTGGTTACCAATAAGGTACCAATTTGTTCCATCCCAGATGACACTACATCCGTCGAATTGCGCAAGGGCAAATGTTGTTCCCTGTGCGAAGTTAGTTGGTGTGACAGTTGCAACACCAACACCTTTATTAGTGAATATTTTTTCTTCTCCATCTTCGGTGCCGTCTGCAAGGGATATAGCCAAGGCAGTTGCCTTATTACAAATGATGTATGATGCACTATTAGATGCTGCTCCGTTTGCCGTAATCGTAGATGGTGTGTTTGCTACCTTTGAAAGTTTTATAGATCCATTACCTTTGGCAACTAGATCTAAGCTTATATTTGTGTCGTCACCTGATGCAGTGATCGATGGATCATTTCCAATAGCGGCATTTGAAATATCGATTTCATTTATCGCCGAACCAATTGCCGTAAGTTTAATAATCTCATTACCTGAGGCACCATTAATGGAACCTGTAATGCGTGGAGTAGTCAGTGTCTTGTTTGTTAGGGTAACACTGTGTGCGGCGAAAACGAATTCATCAGATGCACCTAATAGAGGTAGACTGATCGTTCTGTCTGCAGCTAACTCTGCCACGCCTATAGTATATCTATGGTCAGAACTCGTGTCAAATATATCTACATCGAACATGGTTGGTCGTGTGAGAACTGCGTCTATTAACGTTTTGTCCCAGAGACTTTGTGAGCTACTGTCTAGAATAACATCACCACTTGCATCAGGTAGAACGACTGTACGGTCTGCAGTAGGATTTACTACACCGAATATTGTTTCAAAGTCATCCGCAACTGAGCCTTCGAAGATCACATTGTCGTTTGTGAGAGTGACTCCAGTACTTAATATGTCTGAATCGCCACCGAGCGCGCGCCAAATTTCCACGAAATTATCGTTGATCTTCGTACTAATCTGACGTAGAGAATCTCCAGTACCGTCGTTGGCACTTGCTCCGATGTATATATTTTGTCTAGTCATTATTTCTTATATCCTGCTTTCAGTCTTTTCTGAATACCGGCTTCGATTTCCTTAGCCTTACCGACCTTTGAAGGATAGACTTTTGCGTTCCGATTATATCCTACGCTCTCAGGAGGATTCAGTTTAGCACGTCCTGTAGATTTAGCATGCGCTAGAGATCTACCTTTCTCCCGACTCTTTGAAAATGTTTTTGGTCCACGCTCACGATGTTGCTTAGACGTATATGAGTCTATGGTCTTCTGAGAAATTTCTGTAAGGTGTTGTTTAAAGGTCTTCATGAACCTCTCCCGTTTACTCTTTGGCGTTGTGTTCCAACACGTCTGCTATAATCACCGCGCCCGAGCTTATCCTTGTGGTTCTGTGAGTGTGCATTATACGTTACAGGTTTGTTACTTGACGTTGCCTGTTTCTTTGCACCGGCTAAAGTTTTATGTGAACTGTTAATATAAGCGTGACCGGGTTTATATACGAGGAAACGTCTGTCGCCCTTATCTTTACCGTCGTCATGAATCGGGTGGTCGTTATGCGTCGCAACCTGTTTACCGAACTTCTGGGCTTCTGATAGGTGTTCTCTAAAGGTTTTCATATTATCCTCGTGCCTTAGTACCAGTAAGCTTATCCACCGCTGTGTCGATACCCTTCAGACGTTTATTTGCTTTCTTATCTGTAGCAGATCGCCCCTTACTATCGCCTCGGTGATCTTGACGGACACTATCTTTACCTAGAAATTTCACGTCGCGTGAAGCATCCTTCACATAAGACTTAAGAGTCTTCTTACTAAGTTCTAGTAGAGTGTCTGATATTTCTAGAGAAGGTGCTAGATCTTCTTTATACTGTGACTTAAGTCTCTTCTTCGCAATAGTAATTCCAGCATCTCTTTTATTTGAACGTTTGACCTGATTATTTATATCGCGGCGAGGCGCGCCGCGGTCATAGAGGGTGTCACCATATTTATCAGCCATGTCCCTATCAGGTTTTGCTGCTTTCACGTAGGACTTGAGAGTCTTCTTCGAGAGCTCCACGAGTTCTGTTGATATTCCCAGGGAGGTACTTAGTTCTGACATGTTTGTTTCCTATTGTTCTTTGTCTTATTTATGATGTTTTTACGGGAGATATGAAGAAACGTAGTTAATAGCATCACCCATTTCATTAGAGTCTGTGAAGAAGACTAGAGCGTACGCTCCGAATTCCCATGCATCAGAGTCATATGCGAATCCTAGGGATGGTCCGTTTGAACCGGTAAGATTTACATTTCTGAAAGTCATGACGTTGTTAGCATGAACAGCATCATATAGTTGGTCTCTCGTCTTAGTATTGTCGTAAGTTGTACCGGCGATTTCTACGGAAGATCCACCGTATGTTCCTATATCGATTTGTCCAGCACTATCATTCTGTTCCATAACACCTGCCTGATCGGATAGACCATCATATAGTATATTCGAAATATCAGTATCTTTTGCATATGAACGATAAGCCAGAGCGATGTTCATTCCGCTATCTAACCAACCAGAGTAACCTCTAATTGTCATACCACCATTGTAGCCGAACATGTGAATCGCGCCGTCAGAATCTACATGGTTACCCTGTGAGGCATCGAACGCCACGGATTCCAGAGCTATGTAGTTTCCGTTCGCACGATTATCATCCCACCACTGAACGCCGTAGGCATCGATATTATTTATTACTCCACTGTCGTATGAGTATACTCCGGTAGCTGATAGAGGTACGATTGCAGGCGCTACCACATCTGCAATCATATCACTGTCTATATAATCTTCGAATATACCTTGGTCACCTGTTTCGATAACGTTAGAAGCATCGATAGGTATAATAATTCCATCGCTGTCCATATCCATAGTAGGTGAAGTAGCTTTTTCTAAGTCTCTTACAGATCCATATAGATTTGCAAGTTCACCAAGAGTAGTACCACTATCGTAATTACCCATAACTTTGTAAGATGCCATACGGAATTGAATATCTCCAGAATCGTATAGTACAGTCATTGGATCATCTGGTGCACTCATAATAGAAGAAACATCAAGAATAGTTTCCAGAATAATGTCATCTGCCAGACCAATAGAGAGAGGAGCACTATCCTCAAAACATGCAATACCTTCTGTGAGTACATCTCCCGCCAAGTGGAATCCTGCAGGATGTGCGAAAGCTTTATAGAGAGTTTGCCATTGCGCGATAGGTATTCCAGACTGTATGAGTATAGAATAGATTTGGTATCTCTCATCATCAATAATAAAGCGTAAAGACTCATACCCTATTTGACTTTCTGAAACTATAAAAATATTTTCTTTGGGATATACTATAGTAGGTGTCTCTCCAAAGAACATTCTGAAGAACCCCATTACAGAATATTCGGTCCCTTTTTTCCGTAAGAAAAAATTTATGACTTTTCCTACGAGTCGAGGGTCTTCAAAGAAACGGGAATTTGACCCATTTCCTATTTCGAAAAAAATTTTATCGAGGAGGGAAAGCGAAGTAGCATCGAGATCTCTTATGAGTAGGAGGTCGGTCCCGAGGATCTCTGTCCAGGAGCCCTTCTGGGCCATGTAGTCGTAGTACACATTCAGAAATTCGATAAAGGATGGATACTCCTCTATAAAATAACTAGGTAGCACATTCTCTATTGAAGGTCTACGAAGGCTCTCTGGTCTTCTATATTCTGAATGTATAATATTCATTTTTATCTCTTATACTGAGTTTAGGGATGTATGTGGGGATGTCTCTATACTAGGCTAAACTGTCTAAACTTATAATGTTGTTCTGATTGTTTGGTAATCTATTATACTATCTGCATAAGATAGTTCATCTTCGTAGTTGAGTATGTATTTTCTCAACGGTTTGACTACAGATTGATCATGAGGTATTGCATTGATTTTGATATAAGATTTCCCTTCTAGTATAGAAGTTGGTTCGAATCCTACTAAGGTAACTAGGCCCAGTCCTGCATCGTAAGAACCTACGTTGTCTACTATAACATCCCCAGCCTCATTAACAACCTCTAATTTGTTATGAGAAAGTTTATTGGATATAAGAGCTATCTGACCATTATGAACAAACTTAGAAGAACTAATAATATAATTCTTATCATCAGTTGGACTGAGTGTCACTGGGAAGGAAAGGGAATAAGCATTAGACTGACCGAGAGTTGGTGTGAATCTTTGTTGGACCTTAACAGTCATTCTACTAGAGAGAATTGCATCGTCAAATTCATCTATTTCAGCAAGTAGTTTGGATCTTCTAAAGGATTTCCCAAACTTCTCTAAGTTGGTACTAACATGAGTTGAGATCAGATTAAGAACGTTTGACTCCATAGTCTGAGCTGTAATAGATGTTAGATTTGGATTGAAATCGAAATTGGTTTCAAACACTATGTAAGTATCTTCTGGGTCAACGAACTCTGGGGTAATACTCATTATGCTAAGAACGTCTAGCAATTCAATTTTAATCTTAGACTTAAGAGCGGTTTGACTTGCATCGTCAGTACCATCTGGGAACTTAAGGCTGACGAATGCCTTACCGAATTCTCTTGGTACGTTCTCTTCACCTCCCCATGCTATAGCATCCTCTAATGATGCATAGTTGGAAAGTATTAAAGTTTTATAATCTTGTGATGTTACTAATCTCTGTTGTGCTGCGTGGTTGAGTGGTGCTAACTGTCTAATAGATTCTATTGATTGTTTCTCACTGCCACCTACGCTCTTATTGATTGTTGTGACGCCATATTGGTACGTGTTGCTATTGATAGTATATGAAGACGTTGTAGCAAATACCGATGCTCCATTACCTTCTTCTCCATTCGATGCTATGTACTCTACTACTATCTTGTTGCCTGCGATAGGTGCTACGCCGAGGATTGTGCCATCAGAGAATGATAGTTCGTAATTACCGTTTGGTGATTCTTTTAGAACGAAGTAAGTGCTTGTTGCGTCTACTGTAATGGAGTCAGCGATGTCTGTGTACGTTGCATAGTTTTGTGAGTTTGCTGTATCATAGACCTTTACAGATAGTGTGTTCGAATCTAAATTACTGTCAGGAATAACGTACGTTGCTCTTTCGCTTGTCTCTCCCACATAGAACGTTTTGGTACGTAGAGCTCCTTCATACACTTGTATGTACTCATTACCGTTTGCGTCAAGATATGTGTACGAGCCGAAGCCGTCATCATATGCTGTAAAGGATTCTAATGTTCTATAAACGAAATTGCTACCTTCAATAGATGATGTGAAGATTGTGCCTTTCGGTAATGTTAATAGTGCGGAGCGATCAGCCGGATCTGTTATGGAGATAGTTAATTTTATGTTAGCGAATGCCGATGTCTTAGAGTACGGTGTGTATCCTAATGACTGTGCGTGCGTTACTATTGATGATCGCAGTTGTGCTGTTTGCAGGAACGATTCGTTCAAAGACATATTTGCGAATAGGCCGTTGAAGTGTGTGTTGTGAGCTAATACGTCTAGGAGATTTGATAGGCCGGAACCCTCGAAGTCGTAGTCTGCGAACTCATTGCTCTGAAGGAAATAAGTCTTTAGGTTCTCTTTTATGGCGTTGAAGTCTAAATCTGTGGACTGTATGTTCGTGGTCATTTATCTTAACCTTTGTAGGAATACGGAGAGCTCTACCGGCTCATTGCTGTTTATAACTTTAAATATAATTGTTGCGGAGACGGCGTTACTGTCTGGTACATGTTGTGCTTCAATTCTTATGATTTGTGCACGTGGCTCGTTGTTCTCTATAGCCGTGAGGATACGTTGCTCTATAAGGAATGCTGTGTTGTCGTCTGCGAGTTCGAATAGCAGATCACGTATAGAAGAGCCGAATGATGGAAGGAATGGCTTCTCGTTATAATTCGTGAGGATTATGTTCTTCACGGATTGCTTTACGGAAGCGGCGTCATACTTCTTGTAAACGTCTCCTGTCGTCTTCTTTGCGAATGACAGATCTATGTCTATGAACTGTCGTTGGCGACTGCCTACTATTATAGACGATGATAGATTTCTGTCTTCGTACGATAGAACTTTAGTAATAGCCATTATATTCTTTTCTTTTTCCTTTTATTTATAGACGAAACGGGTGGCTTAATGATCACTGAAATGTGTTATTTTTAGTGTGACTCGAAGAAAAGGTGATTCGAGATTTCATTAGATATTATTGTGAAGTTGTGAAGTTCTATATAGTGTGAATTGTGAAGTTGTGAACATGAAATCTCGGTGATCATTTATGATCAATTATGAGGTGTTATGTGTGTTTGTATATCATAAATGATCGATTGTAATAGGCCGAACGTTGCCTCTTATAAGCCGTTTGGATGTATAATGGGTCATATGTGACCTGTTACGTGAGAACTGATTATTTCTTATGAGAACCGATTACTATGTGCAAGTATTATGCTACTGAGAAACCTTTATTCCAAGTGTGTACTATTTGTATATCAGGACGTCTCCATTCGCTTTCATCATAGTGTATGAAGGTTGGATAGCCACCGATTCCTACTACTACATTCCGTTCGATTGCATTTGCTTTTAGAATAGACACATACTGATTATATAATGATGGATGTGTGTTCGGGAATAGACGCTCACCGCCAAGAACTAAATAGTGATCTGCTGCGTGACCTGGTGGATGGTTTTGTGTTCCACTCGATCTTGGTGCACGTCCACCGTTTGGTGTTATTTGTACTGAATAGCCAGAACCTAATTGTGCTGCCGCAATTGATATCGCATCAATTATATTTTGATCAGGCATACCACTCGTTTCACCTTTTATAACTGGTGCTCCTGTTCCTTGTCCTGGTTCGGCAAGTAGATCTATTAGATCATTCGCCGTGGTTTGACCATTGAATTGTGTGGTTGCATTTCTAGAGAAACTACCAGTAAATTCTTCGCTCAACGTTGGCATTGTTAATATGATTCTCGCCACCATATTACCTGTTGGATCGTATGTATTATAATCTAGAATGATTGACTCATAATGATTGAACGATCTCCAGTATTGTGCAAGTTTAAATGTTTTGTATGGATCTATTGAGCCTGTTCGGTCTCTTAGAGAATAAACAATTGTTCTTCCTTCAAGTGATGATTCGGCAAGTGAGCCAGAACCGATAGTCTCATTTGGATCTTTGCGATAGACACCTTCTTCAACTGTTAGTCTCCAACCCTCAAATCTCTCACCAAGATTATGGAATTGTGCTTGCAGATATAGATGACGAGCAATATTATTCTTTTCTTCACGTGTGAATGTGTCGAGTGAAGCCGGATCATTACCTGCAAAGAATTGGCCGACTGTTACGCCAGGTCCGAGTGGTAATGATAATGTAATATTATTACCGGTTGGATCGTACTGATCAGGTATGAATTCTTTTCTAGTTGCTGGTTCACTATCATATAATGCTGCAACGCTGGAACCACCGATTGGTGTGATACCTCTTACTCCTGCCGGTGCGCCAACATTAGATACTGATGTTGGGTTAACATTTACATATCCTGGATTCAATTTGCCTTCAGTGATTTGTGTATTGATAAACTCAGAAGAACCGGTTGCGTCTGTGTTCTTCATCTTCGAAGCAACTTGTTTTGGTGTTAGTGTTCTGTCTGTTATATCACCGTTGTCAAAACCACGATCGATCATATTCTTAAGATTATCACCAACATCTACTTTAACTTTCTTGGTACCTTTACTACTCTTATTGAGATATGATTCCATATTAGCTGCAGTAGGTTTTGCAGATTCTGTTGTATCCACTGGTTCTACAGCTAAACCACCTGTATCATTATTAACAATAGACCAACCAGGATCGCTACCAAGTCCTGCTGTATAAGAACCAGGTGAAACACCTACACCAGATGACGTGACATACACACCATCATTATATGATTGGTGCAGTGATGTACCAGCAGTAATCGCCTCCTTCGCCAATCCATCAAGATCACCATTGAATGTTGGTGCATCAATATTATCTGTTGCAAGTACAACTTTAGCTCTGACTGCATCGGATGCCGTGATTGTTTCTGAATATACTGTCTTGGATGCTTCCATTGTCTCAGCATATAATGTCTTTTCGAATCGTCCGTTGAAACCATAGAACTGAACGTTCTGTCCACCGATCGTACCTTCATCACCAGCGAGAGTCATGTTAGCTGCTGCTATATTCATATTGGGTGATGTGATTACCATCTCACCTTCAGAAGTTGTTGATAGTATTCCTGAACTCGCAATGATCATATCACCTTCAGATACCATTCTTGATTTACCTTTAGTAATCAACGAATGTCCAGCAAGATTAGTACTTACATTAGCACCAACTGTTGTTGAGTTGCGTGAGCCCTTTATGATTGATGTTAAAGAACCATCAACGAATTCTCTCGATGCCATTCCAACCTTTTCAAGTTTAGAACCTTTTACATTAAGACTATAATTACCATCAACTGATACGTTGTGATCGCCCGTCACTTTGAGATCTAGATTACCCTTGTATATCATTGTGCCGTTGCCTTCAACGACTAGATTCTGATCACCCTTTGTGATTTCAATCTTATGATTTTTTGATACTAATACTATCGATCCATCAGGCTTAAATTCTATTCCTGCTCCAGAGGAATGCATAATCAAATAACGTTCAGCACCTGGTGTATCGTCAGTTAGAACTACGTGTCCACCTGCTGTTTCTCTGACCTGTACTCGTGGATAATGAGAACCCATCACTTCAGGTATTTCAACTTGAACACCATCAGGTGCACCACCAGTATCTAAATAATAATTATTGACACCACGTGCAGCTCGATTGATAGATGATTTGTTTTCGTATTCTTTTCTCGGGAACTCACCGGATGTACCTGCAAATCCGTCTGGATGAATACCTGTTGTTTCAATTTCTTCGGGTAACATATTAACCTCTTGACTGTATTAATTCTGTAGGAGACAAAGATGCTAAATCAAATCCTATTTGAATATTATCTTTATTGAATTTTGTTTTGACATATCTTGATACTGAAAATCCCGGCTCAATTTGATCTGCTTCGACCTCATTCAAACCAAATGCTTGACCACCAGGCCAAACTGTAAAGTATGCTGACATCAGCAGTTGAAATGATTTCAATTGTGCATTTGTTAATGACTCAGAAGCTAGATAGAAATCTGAATTAGATGTACCGGTTGGACAATTATATCCACCAACAAATGCAACCGATATAGAATATTGATCTCTGTTCTGTGTGTGATCGGCCACCTTATACATTTCTAAGCCACGTTGTATCGTACCATCTTTGCGAATAACTAAATGATATTTTAATCTATTATCTTGGGCTTCAATATCTTCGACACCGATCAGTCCTTGATCGCTATAATGTCTTGTCCAATGAAACATTACCTCTGTTATATCTCGAGATGTTGCTCTGAACTCAGCTTCCAATTCTTGTTTAGATCCTATAATCGTATAGTTATTTGACACACCCAATTTAAGTATATTAGATCTAGTGATAGGATTGCTGTCAATGAAATCATCCAATAGACTAGACAATGAGGCAAAGTTGGATAATGTACTAGACAATGATGATATGAACCCACCGAGTTCTGAATTGAATAGGGTTGATGTTATTCCTGGCACTATGTTAGATATAGCCGACGAAACATATTGTGTTACTTGATCAGGTGATACCGCTTCTAAAGCATTTTGTATTTCTTCCTGACCTTTACCTGTTACCTCAGTTAAAGCATCATTAATAGCTGAAGGTGTAACAGCACCAAATACTTCATTCAATGCACCATCAACAATACCACCACCTGTTATCGCATTAAGATCTGTTTCATCACCACCAATAACTGTGGTTAGAATATCTTGTACATCGGGAACGTTTGGTGTTATTGCACCAACTACAATATTTCTAAATTCTTCTGGAAGATTGATTGCGTCATTGCCGTCTGTTAATGCTTCGAAGCCACCAATTATCTCACCAATCTCAGAACCCAATTGAGTACCATAGAATGCGAGTCTCTCGTTTATAGCTTCAGTTGCTGTGCTTCTGATCTTAGATATATCATCAAGCGATGATGCTTGTTTTAAGAATGAGTTGATATCGTTTAAGTCTGCCATGATTTATCCATATTGTGTTAAGATCTGTTTAGCGCGATCAATTCTTTCTGTGATGTTACCCGTACCGGCTGGACGTTCAAATTGATCTTTGAATACTGTAGTTGCTGTCTCGACATTCATTGATCGTGTGAGTGGACCGAGACCGAGAAACTCTTGTGTTGTTAGTTCATACATTAAATATAATAATTGTGCTTTCATTTCATCCCATGGTAAACTATGATTTGAAGCAAACTTTTGTAGCTTCTGTAATCTACCAATTGATGGATTCCATTGAGCAATACCTCGTGATCGTTCTGATCCTCCTGCTTCAGCTTTAGGATTCATAAATGGTGGCGTGCCACCTAACGATACTCCCGACTCAACCGAGAGATTACCTACGATTCCTGCCGCTTGCCAATCAGTAAATCCAGCCTCAATAAAGAAATTGAAAGCAATCTCATTATTGTTGTTACCGGTGAGTCCGATCGACGATAGTTCATTGTAGTTTTCAAGTTCTGCTAACGTGATATCCGACAAATCGTATTCAATTATACCATCAGGACCAACCTCACCGTATCCAGTTGTTCCTTGATTTATTGAGTTGGTTGAGAATACGTTTGGTCCTTCATATCTAGGTATCGTACCTAATACAATAGGAATCTGTGAACTCTTACCATCAGCAAATATACCTATTACTGTAGCGGTCTCTTCAATTTGTGAATTAGCACCAATACCGGATACGCCACCTTCAGTTGGCGGTAATACTATACTCGCCCAAGGCAAATCTGCATCAGGTATATCAGCTCTATTGCCTGTGTGTATACCATGAATTCTTACTTGAACGCGGCTTATCATTAATGGATCACGAGTACTAATTACAACACCCATCCACCACCTTGTATTATCACCGTAGAACTTATTTTCTATAATCTTCATACACCAATATCCACTCTAGGTTTTCCCCGTGGTCTCGTTGTACCTTCGAGATTGGTAAGTTTAACACCAGTAACGCCTACATCATATCGTTCAGAGCTGAATGTGTGTCGCGCTGAATATATTAAATATTCTCCTGATTTCTTAATATCAATTGAATCGTCCATATCTTTATGACCATCTGGTTGTATATTTTTAAGGAATCGTACCGGGATTGTTCGACCAACGCAATTACTACCTTTACCATTACTCATTAATAGTGCACCAGGTATTTCAAAATCCATTGGGGATTTAGTAATAAATTGTCTCATGGATTTACTTATTGATTTGTTGTGATGATTTGAAGAATCAAATATATTATTTACTAATGGATCTGTGTATATACCATTAGAGTATATCTGAGATGTGTGCGTCGAAGCAACATTATGTAGTCCATCCATAAACTCTTCATCATATAACGGCGCATCCTGTGGTTTGATAGTACCAAAGTTTTTAATATTATTATATTGTTTATTGATATCAAATCTATATGTTGTATTGGCTGATGGTTTAATTAGATTTATGAATTGATAATCAGCACCGATTGATCCATTCTTTATAAATTTAATTAGCTCTTCACTACGACTTACACGATATTTAGATATTATTCTACTCTGCTTTTCAAGTGATAATGCTCTAGTTTTAGCTGCTGCTGCTTGAGTATAAATGAAGGGCGAATTGTTATTAATTAGAATGTTTGAATCGTTAAGGATCTCAGATAGATTAGTAAGTTTCAATCTTTTCTCATCACCGAAACTAGAATACAAATAATATGGCATACCATTAGTATCAGTCAATCGATCTTTAATAAAGAACATAGCTTCCATTGGTGTGAGATATGGAACAATTATTCTAAAATCCTTTTGAAATATATCACCGTCATAATCTAATGTTCTATCAAGCTCTCCATCATTTATTATATTCTCGAGGATAATGTTAGGTACGTTAGTGTACGATTTACTAATAGTTTTTGTTTCACTTTGAAAGTATGAATCTTCAATAAGATTCAACCCTATAACTTCTGTGTTATCGTTAGTCTTGACAGCACCACCAATGCTGTGTATATTAAATCTTCTCTTGAATGATTTATTATCATCACTAGGTATTGAGATCTCAAGATCTATAAACTCTGCGCCAAGAAAATCAACACTATTGAATATATCATACGTATCAATAAATGTTAAATCGCCGGTTAAATATAGTTTGTCGATGCTCTCATATATATTGATCTGTACTATCATATCAGATATAGAATAAGGCTCAACTAATCTATCAGACGAGATGAGGGCTTTCTCAATTACATAGTCAAATGGTGTAAATTCTGGCATTACTTAGCTTTCATAACTTTCTGAAATTCAGAGAATACACTGATAACACTATCAGCTTTAAGAATCTTTATATCTCTTAGCGCATCATTATCTTCGGTATAATGTTCAGTGTGCGTCTTAGGTATATCAAAGATGCCTGGAGTACCGTGTGGATCTATATCAATATAAGTCCCATCGCTGTCTTCATAATGATGAATCGCGTTGATCTCTTCAACCTGTGCAGCTAATTGAATTGAATTGAAATCCACGCCTTCGGTCGCCGTAATAACTTCTGTAGCTAGAAATGATTTTGTTCCTGATATTACCAATTGACCTAGATCTAGATTCCTACTAAGGATCGTACCGGTCTCACCACTCGTTGAACCTGTAATCTCTGCACCAATTTTAAATACACCAGTCAAATCGTCTTGAGTAGTTAATACCGTATTTGGATGATTATATAATATAAGATCGGTTAATTTACTTTGTGTTAATGGCCATCCGGATTCACGAATATGATCGTTGAGTAAGAAGAATGTCCAATAGTATTTTACATCACCATATAGCTCATTCGAGAGCGTATCTGGTCTATCATGTTGAAGAATATGAATCTCCTCATAAAAACTAACATCATCAATTATAAGATCAATTATATCAGAATATGCAGACAAATCTTGAATCGAAGTGTTAAATGTCTCGTTACCAAATTTATAGTTTACATAAGGGAAGTTTTTAAAATATGACATTAGTAACCCTCCTCTACATCAGATCTGTTGAGTGTTTCGATCTCGGTGAAACTGATAGTCATTTCAGTTTGAACTGGATTACCATCTTCGTGAAATGCCATTGAATTACTGTTATAGGTTGTATTTACACCAGAGAGTTGACAGAGTTTAAATTGATTAGCAAATCTTTGACCCTTTGCAACTACGTGGATTTTAAATACGTTTGGAAAATTGTACCCTCCTGGGGTTTCAACACCACTGGCAGATAATAATGATGGGTATAATTCTGTTCTAAACATATTAATAATTTGTTTAATTCTTGTTGCCTCTTGTGAGGAAGTAGGTATCATGATAAAGGAGAATGTAAACACCCTAGTGTTAACTCTATCAAATAGTGCAACGGTATATGGGTTTCTTGTTGCTCGAGCACCTGCTTGAACACCACCACGTTGACCCTGTTTGGTTTCTAAGAATGCTGCTGCTGCTTTAGATAATTCCCTAGTGTTACTGTTACCATCAAAAATAGATTTCATTATTGTGCTGCCGTCATCGAGAATCCCAGCCGCGACATCTCTTAATACGCCGAGACTCGATGTTCCTGCCTCCACACCAACTTTAGTAATCATACCAAGTTTACCTAGATCACCATTAGTATATGAGACTGCATCAGCTACCTGAAAGCCCTGGGGTAGATATAATGAAGCGGCTTTACCTTCTGGGAACGCATTACCATTCTCTATTTTATGAACATCAAATATTACAGAAGCACCGTTTCTTTGATTGTGGCCCATATTGTCATCAATAGGATAACTCAACATAGAAGTTCTATGCTTAGAAGATCTTACTTCAGATAGGGATCTTCCCTTATTACCGGTTGAAATTACCATGACTTTCCTTAATATATAGTAGTATACTTTAGACTATTTATAGGAATTCTAATGGCTTATTCTGGACCATACAAGGTTAAAAACAGAGAGAAATATGAGGGAGATCCAGATACTATCACATATAGATCTGGTTGGGAGATGTACGCGTTCAAATGGTGCGATGATAGTAAGAGTATTAAGAAGTGGTCGAGCGAAGAGGTAGTTGTACCATACATTTATGATGTTGATAAACGTAGGCACAGATATTATACAGATCTTAAGATTACATTCACCAACGGTAGAACAATACTCGTTGAGATCAAACCAGCTAAACAGACAATTAAACCTAAATTCCCAGGCAAACGTACTAAGCATTATATAGTTGAAGCGCACACCTATATTAAGAATCAAAACAAATGGGATGCGGCAAAGCTTTATGCAGAGAATCGTGGTTGGCAATTTGAGATCTGGACTGAGCACGATCTATATAAAATGGGCATCATGAAGAAACCAATCAAACCTCTAAAAAAGCTCAAACCTTTAAAACCATTAAGAGTTAAAAAGCCGAAGAAAAAGGTATAAATAGAACTATGAATTTGTTCCAAAAATTACAGTTTGAGGCCTTCCGTGCCGGTATTAAACCACGATCTCGAGAGTCGAGAATTTGGTTCAGGAAGAAGGTAGGCGGTCTTACCAACATCAACAGATCTAGCCTGATGAATGAAGATCCGATCGAGAAGAGATCTAAATACATCGCGGGAAATATGTTTATGTTCTTCTACGATCCTAAGCATAAGGGTACGTTACCATATTATGATAAGTTCCCTCTCGTTGTTGTCGTTGGACCTGCGAAAGGTGGATTCTATGGTTTGAATCTACATTATCTCCCACCACCGCTTCGAGCTAAGTTTCTCGATTCATTATTGGATATTCTAAACAATAAGAAGTATGACGAGAGTACACGATTCAAGGCATCCTATCGATTGCTGCTTAGTGTGTCAGAACTCAAATACTTTAAACCATGCTTCAAGCATTATCTACACGATCATGTTAAAAGCCAATTTGCTTATGTACCTCCACCTGAATGGGAGATTGCAATATTTTTAGAAACAGCAGACTTTGCAAAAGCAAGTAAGAGCAAAGTATATAAAGACTCAAGAGGTAAGATCTAATGCCACACAATGTAGATCTATTAAAATCAGCATTAAAGAGACACAGAGGCTTATCGAAGTCTAATCAGTATTTGGTGTGTCTACCAGATATACCGGGTTCTACGTTAAGTGGCGCGGATCGTGATATACTATGCAAAGCTACTAAAGTGCCAGGCATACAAAATATGTCACACAACCGAGCAATAGGTATGGAGATCGAGAAGGTCGCATGGGGTTATGCAGTACAAGATATGGACCTAACGTTCCATGTAACACAGGATCAAAAGATTCGAGAATACTTTGCTTTGTGGTCAAGATTGGCTGTTGATCATAATGCTAATACTATTGGATATAAGAAAGATTATCAAAAGGAAATAAAGATCCTTACTAAATATTATGATACAGAGATAATAGGCTCAAGAGCCTGGTCTTCTGAGATTATACTTGAGGATTCATTCCCGACAACAATTAACGCTATAGAATTAAATAATGAGATTGATGGATTAATGGATTTGAACGTTCAGATCTCATATACAAAATGGAGAACTAGATACAAATGAGCTTACCTAAATTAAATGACACACCCAAACATAGTGTAATAATACCATCAACAGGACAGAAAGTTAGATTCAGACCGTTTCTTGTTAAAGAGGAAAAGATCCTCATGATGGCCATTGAGTCCGAGAATCAAACCAATGCCTTGAATGCTGTAGCTGAAACGATTGATATGTGTATTAGTGAAAATATTGACAGAGATGCTTTAAAGATCTTTGATATAGAATATCTATTCACTAAGATTAGATCGAAATCGGTCGGGGAATCAATCCCATTAATTATCGGATGTTCAGAATGTAAACACCAAAATCCTGTTGATGTAGATATTAGCAATATTGAGATTGAAGTACCTAAGGTTGATAATATTATCAGATTAAATAGTGAAATTTCTATTGAAGTTGAATGGCCAAATTATGAAAAGGTAATTAACAATAAGAATATAACTAATAGTGAATCAGACATTGGTCTTATTGTAGATATGGCAGCAGATTCAATAGTAGCCATAATGACTGAAGACGATAGAACAATTGCAAAAGATCAAAAGAGATCAGATATTATTGATTTCGTTGAATCTATGGATACGGATCAATTTGTCTTGGTCCAAAAGTATTTAGAGAAAATGCCTAGAGTGACAAAAGAGATCAAATTCAAATGTAATGAGTGTGAAACCGATAATAAAATTAGTTTAGAGAATATAAACGATTTTTTTTAATATGGTCTTCTGGGGAGAACCTGGTATCTCACTATAAGACCAACTTCGCACTTATGATACACCACGGATTTAGTTTAACTGAATTAAATGAAATGTTCCCCTTTGAGCGCGAACTTTATATGATATTATTAGTTCAGCATATCGAAGAGAGAGAAAAAGATGAGTAGTATAAAAGACCTAATAGATGTGATGGAAAATCACAATAAAGAGACTAATTCTAAACTCCAAAAGATATCGGATACTTTAGCAAACGGATCTTCTTCCGGTGGTGTAAGTAAATTCGCATCTAGAATAAGATCTGGGATTATGTCACCTATTACAAAAGTTAAAAGTGCTTATAATAATATAACAGCTGCGCCAGGCAGAATGATAAGTGGTATTAAGTCTAAGATTACAAGCCCGTTTAAAGGTCTTGGCGGGATATTAAACGTATTCTCTAATAGTAATGATAAGGCTTTAAGTAAATATAATAAACCTATTCTGAAAGAATTGATTGATATTAATAAAAAATTAGCAGGTATTATCAACACTCGTAAAAGAGGTGCTCTTGATAATCTTGAAGAAACTATTGAAACCAGAAGAAATAAAGGCCGCACATTAGCAATGGGTGGGCTATTGGCTGCTAATGCAAATAATGCCCCAGGCGCGCCGCCTAAAGAAGAATCCTGGTGGAAAAAGATCTTACCTCTTGCAGCTGCTTTTGATCTAGGTAATCTTAAAACTGGCGTTACCGGTATGATTGGAGGAGCTCTTGCGTTTGTTGGAAAACAATCGTGGCGTTTAACAAAATCTGTTGCCAAAGGTCTGTGGTCAGCTACTAAGGGTGCGGGTACTTTACTAAGAGGAACTGGCGCAGGATTGGCTTCTTTGTCAACGAGATTGAGAGGTGCATTGCCAGGATTATTAAAGGGTGGGTCAAAACTTGGCGGAAGACTCCTTCCTGGAGTTGGATGGGCTCTTTTAGCAGCGGACGCAAAATTGCTTATGAATAGAATGACTTCATTTGGTAGTACTCTTCCCCCTAATGCTGAGAATTTAAACTACTTCGATCCAGGGAAGCGTGAAGACGAAGCTACTGAAACCGGTCCAGGTACCTGGGACGAACGTATGTGGGCAACAGGACAACACGAAGAACAACTAAGACCTCGCGACCCAAATTCAGGGATAGATGTAATACCAGGGTTTGGTGCAGCATATCCAAGTCAGGGTTGGGGCGCTGAAGTCAATATGCCGAATGAACAAACCCGTATATACCGTGCGCCAAATCCCTCAAGGTTGTTTAATGGGGATCCTATGATGGATGCAGATCCAATATTAATGAACGGTGGACCTTTATTTATTAAATCTGATAAAGAAATAATAGTAGATAGACCACTAATAAAGATCAACGTAGGATCTGTTAGTAGAATTGGGGAGATATTAAGTGATCCAGCTACCTTCCGAGAAGGTAGTCCTATCTCAACAATTGTTATGCCTTCAGATAATAGTGTTACCACTAATAATATTGTAGACGGTAGTGGTGGTTCCAATAATAATATGCAACCAACAAGACAGGACTTGGAAGCAGCAGGCGCACACTAAAAAGGGAGCCGAAGCTCCCTTAAGTTGGTATTAGACTTAACTTAGTCCTCTTCGATCATATTCTCGAAGTAAGACATATCATCCCCACCAGCATCATCAGAACTCAGTTCTTCAGCAGTGTTTTTAGGTGGCTCGGATTTCATAGTAGTTGCCTGAGTTTCCTCACCCAACTGATTATCCTCATTCATGGTACGATCGCCCATTCCTGCGGTTTCACCAAGCACAGTCATCAAACGAGCTTTAAGGTCGTCATATGACTTATAAGTCTTTGGATCGATAAACTCACCAATATTATACATCTTATTGTAAACTTCTTCTAGAGCAGCTTCATCTCCACCAAGCAATGGTGCTGGTGTGTCAAATTCTGAACTATCATAGTTCACCCAATCATCTACGATACGAACTTTGATTTTGAAGTCTGCACCATTCCACATATCGAATGGATCGATAGGTGTTTTGTCTGGGAACTTAGGATCCCATGCATCTTCCAATTTATCAAAAATCTTCTTACCATATTCGTACAACCACACCTTACCTTCACGCTCAGGATTTTGTGGATCGCTTACAACGTAAATGTTCGAGACATAATGCAGACGACGCTTTTGATCGCGAGCCTGTTGACGCTCAGGTGTTTTGTCGCCAGTATTCCATAGTCGAGAGTTAATCTCTCCTACAGGATCTTTGACGCCTTGTCCTAGTGATGTTAGGGATTTTTCGATGTACCATTGACCGGTACTTTTGCCTTGAAATCCATGGTCCCAATAGCGGACGTATGGATTCGCAGAGTCTTCACCAGCAGGTAAGAAACGAATGATGGCGAATCCATTACCAGCTTTATCGCGGGTAGGTTTCCAGATACGTTCATCAACGTAGTTCTTATTGCCGCCCTGTTCTTCGGCTACAGCTTTTAGTTTATCTATGGCGCCCTTTCGGCCACCTCTCTTGAGTTTTGCAAAAGACATTTATGTATTTCCTTGTATTGCAATGTGTTTAAATGTATTCATAATATAAATTACTCGAGTGTCAAAGTATCATGCTTCTCAATGAAATTAAGTTCCATTGCTTCAGCCTCAAGTTTTCCTCGAATCACAATAGATACGAATTTCTTCACATCCTGTGGGTCGATTTCTTCCTGGTCGCAAACAAAAATGATTGCTTCCAAATAACTCATTTTGTTCCCGAAGACAGCTTTTTCAACTGCCTTCGAGAATATCGCACGGTTCATAAATTTAGCTTCTACATTCATTTATCTAGAGCTCTCAATATGATCGTATCTTTATTTATACGTCCTGTAAACTTCGCTTCGACGGTTGTCAATTCTTTCCATCCTTTATCAATCTGCTTCACAGTTTTCTTTAGGACAATTGGTAAGAACTCTTCAGGCTTACGTAGTCGAATAGAACGTGATACATCCTTATCTATACCGCGAATAGTCGTCCCGGTAATCTCAAAGCCGCCTGCGCGACGTGACACAAGTTCGCGAAGCATACGCTCTTTGGTGTGGAATAGATACACACGCTTAGCGCCAACAACATTTGCTGGATCGATTGATGTTACCTTATGATCAGGTGAGGATTTCTGGTATGTAACCTTCGATACCTGCGAATCAGCAGACTTAGGTTTCTTACCATACACCTTGCGAACAGCCTTTTTACTGTTCATATACATCTCAGTGTCAGTTACGATCTTGGCAACGAAGTCTCTATACTTTGTGCGCTGACGAGGTTTTAACCATGCGTAAGCCTCCACCAAGTCTTCATCCTTCTTAACCAATTGATTTAGTTCTTCAAGCAGTGGCTCGTAGTAATCGTATACTAATTTTGAACCGTTGTACGATAGATCAACTTTCACGAGTTCATTGAAGACGGAATACTCCATCATGTGCTCGTGTGTATCAACTGTATAAAGGTCAAGAACCTCTTCAACATTAGCAATGAAGTCCTGACCACGTTCACGCATGATTTGCTGAACAGGTTTCTTAGGAGCTTCTGGTGGTGTGTCTGCACGATCTTTAAGAGCAGCCTTACCAGACTCAATGACAGCGTTAAGCTTATCGATTGTTCGGGTCTTCAGTTTAGTGCCAATCTTAGCACCTCTACCTTCCATCTTTAGAACAGCACCAAGTTGCATATCAGTCTTCCACGACTCAGCAGCTTTATAATACTTAAGATCTTCCTTGCGATTGATACGCATCCATTTCTCTACCCACTTGATGGCATCGCCATTAGAATAGAAATAGTTATAATGTCGCATACCATCGTAAAATTTTGAATCGGATAATACTTCATCATCTGCAAAGATTGGTTCAATACCGACATGTTTCTCCTCCATGCTTCGTGGTAGCCTAACCGATAACGGTTTAGTCTTCTTCTTCTGTGTTACTCTACGACGTGTGGTAGTAGCCATTATACATCCTCCAATTTCGTGAGATAGTGTGTACCATTTCGAATATTATAATGAATGTAACCCTTTTCACAAAGGTATTCGATAGCTTTAGTAATGGCAAAACGCCAGGTTACAATTGAACCAACAGTTATACCCAAAACTATACCATAGAAAAATTCAATCATTATTTTCTCCTTAAGTACATTATATACTATTCACGCTTGCTTGTAAACCCCATTGGGGGCAGGAATAAAAGTATTAATTCGTGTAATGCGATCAAGACGGAATGAGCGCCAACCATTGGCGTCTATATCCCAGCAGTTAACAACATTCTCATACCCTTCGCGGACGTCAACTGCTTTAGTCTCGTCCTGCTCGGGTAGATATCCAGACTGAAGTGTACATTTCATTACACGAGTATCACCATTCATTTTTGTAAATGATACCACACAAATCCCATTGCGTAGAGATTCCATTACATCTTCTTTTTCGTATACTTCTTCCACTTTATTCTCCTGTTGTGTATACACCATTTTCAACTTGATGTTTTCCGATATCAAAACCAACGCCAATAGGCCAAGCAATAACTCGACCTATTTGGTTTGAACTACTTTCACTAGCAAGTGGATGATAAGTCATTATGGATTCATTATATCCAAGTCCTACCATCAAATATGCTATTACGAATAATGTTTTAGCCATATTGATTACCTTTTTATGTTTCGTTGAACTGCTGCAGTTTGTAGTGCAGCATTAAGCATTTTGATGCTCATTTCATATTGATCGATCAAACGAGTGCGGCGATCTTCAGACATCTGAGATTTGTCACCATTTAGATTGATTGTATTATCAGCCAATTTAACTCTCATTGCGCTGACATTTTTTGAATCGATAATACGTTGAATGTTTTGACGATAATCAAGGGTTTTATCCTTGCTTAAAAGTCTAACGATTTCTGCGACTGATGCTCCGAAATTTACTTCAATTTCTATTAGTGTTACGGGTGTATCTTCTACAGTATCGTGTAGGAGAGCTGCAACAACTTCTACTGCATCAGGTAACCAGATTTCTTGAGCTACCATAATAGGATGTTGGAAATAATCCATATCACCATATTGTTGACCTTCGTGAGCTTTGATCATAGTTTTCAAAGCTAATGAAATTTGGAAGGTTTCGTAACTATTAAATCTTCGGTCGAACATCTTTATCTCCTTTTGATACTATATAAGTAAGGGTTTATTTTTGAATTTAAACCCCCTTACAGAAATTAATATGCTCCCCAATCGTCATCAATGAAGTTATCATGGCGAGTAGTCTCGCGATAAACTTCACCGTAAAACTCTTCGGCATATTTGTTAGCATCGCTGTAGTGGATTGAGTCTTCCTCGAATGCGTCACCAGCTCCAGTCTTCTTACTTGACTGAGATACGTCTAGGCCGATACGCTTAAGATTAGCAGCGGCTTGGCGAATTGTTTCTATACGGTTAATTTGAGTAGTCATAGTTATCTCCTTTTGATACTATATAAGTAAGGGTTAAATACCAAATTTAAACCCCCTATGACAAATTAATTATGGATGCATTTCGATTGCACGTAGGGCTTTTTTGAATTCATCCCAATTTGGTTCGTTTTCACTTGTACCACTGACAAACAAGAAGGCACCAGTACACTGAGGTTCAACAAATAGTTTGCCATAATAGTTTCTATATGGATACGAACCATCTTGTGTGAATCCACGCAATGTTAATGTTTCATCCCAATCTGGTTCACAGAGTAAACTGAATAGTTCTTGTATTTCGTCAAAGGTTGCAAGCTTAGTGATAGTTCGACCAAAGTTGCGATCGCCTTTCCATTCTAGAATATTGTTGATTAACCCTTCATCCCCAATAGTATTCCCGTTAATCACTTCAGCAACAACTTCATCGAAGTCAGCTTGGATATGACCTGACTGAGCCATACCCTTACCTGGATTCATATCTGCGATATCACTTCTCATTAGGAAGTATAGTGTTGGTTGTGTCATAGTTCAATATCCATATAGGAGAGTTCATTAAGACATATGAACTCGGTTCCTTTAATTGTTTCGGTGATGTCACCATGCCAATGACCATAAATCCACACATCAGGTTGGTGTATTTCAAACATGTGCTGAAGTGCATTACCGGTCATTGTCATGATCTGTTTATTGTCACCCATCCCGAGACCTTTATCAAGGAACATTTTTTTAGATGCTTCTAGTGGCGCATCGTGGGTAATCATGATTTTTGGTTTGATATCAATATAGCCCTGGGTCATGTTAACGAACTGCTCTTCTGAACATTCTTCATCCCTCCACCAGCTAATACCTTCATGGCGATTTAAATAATCAATGGACCATGCGCCGCCAATGAACATCGTTTTGTTCTCTACGGTACCATCTTCAACGAAGTTACTGACTTCACGACAGCGTGCCGGATCATCATGGTTACCACGAATGAAGCGATGTTGCGGATTCTTATCAAAGAATTCGTGAACGCTTCTTTCATGGTAGGAACCACGATCGAAGAAACCAAAGCCAAAATCACCAATCTGAATTGATTTTTCTGACTCATCAGCAATTGCAGCATAAGAAGCTACTTTGCCGTGGATGTCTCCAATAATACGAGTTTTCATGGTATGCATACTTTCTTCATTAAGAGATCCCATTCAAGATCTCGTTCTTCTTCACTTTCAAATGACCAAGTTCTTTGGAGGCCAAGAAATTCTATTCCGGGATGTTCAATAACATCTTGGATATACAATAAACGTTCAATAGGGTCTATTTTAATCATACCAACGATTTTATCTACATTAACAGATGGTAAATGTTTACCTAAATGTGTGTCATTTTTTCTTCTACTCGGTCTAACGAACGTCTTCATAATCTTTTATCCATTCTCTCGTTAAATATACATTTGTTGGGATATACATTTGATTGAGTAATCTAACTATATCCCTTTTCTTATACCCGGCAAGACCTGTCCCGATTGGTGTCAATCCAAACTCTTCGTTTGGATTACTTTCGGCATACTCAAGAAAATCCCTCAAATATCCTTTTATGAATATCAAGTGAAGGATCTTCATCTTACCATTTTTAGTAGGAATGGCATACGAATTGCCTTGTCTTCCTACACCTTGTCCATAGATCGCTCCATGATTTTCGAGAGCAAACAGTGCCGCCCCCTTCCCATGTCTTCCAGCTTCATTCGATCCAAATACGAATATCATGTTTACACCACCGTTCCAATTGCAATTAATATTGACGCAGCAGATATAACTATTGCACCAAACATATACAGTTGAAATCGTTCTTTTTGAGCTCTTTTTTCTACTATTAATTTTTTTCTTTTTTCCTTGTAATAATCAGCCATTCCCTCAGCTTTAATAACCTCTTTGATTAGAATCGTCTTTTGCTTTTCTAGAGACATATTATTGCGATATGCTTTTTGACCTTTTACGAACCAATATTCAGCATCATGACCCTGGTAATTATACATGGTTGGATCAGTAGTTATTTTATTGCTTCCGGTACCGGATCCGGTCCACGTTTTAGTACTGCGTTTACGAGCCATCAGAAAGCAGGAGATCGCCTCAGGTTCTTGAGGTGTACTCATCGCTTTTGCAATTAGTTGATCAACTGACATCTTTAAATTCCGAAAAGAGCTAGACCGAAACTAACCCATACGCTATAAGTGATTATAGCAGCAAAGATATTTTGCCTACGTACCTTACGAGTTCCCCATCCATTAGTGAAAGCGACAGCCGAAAAAAGAAGCGCCCATCCACTAGATAAGATAAACCCTATCCATAATATAATTGTAAACATTTTAACTCTCCTTTATTATAAAAGATTTTCAATTTTGCCATATAGTTTCGAACAACGATCTCTATTATAAGATCTGAAGCCACCACTACCATCACCCGATGAACTTACACTAACAATGAAGTCACCCGACATCGTAGCTCTATAAATCTTATCATCTATAATAACAATAGCCTTTTCAGCATCTCTGAAGTGTAAACGATTAGTCATTATTCTACGTCCCAACGTTCTACATCTGACTGCAAAGAACTACCATAGAAGAACCAAACGAAATCGCTTTCAAGATCTTCATTAATGATTTTATCATTCTGATTTACATATTCACGAGCACGAACAATAGCTTTCTTTTTGCTAGAGTAAATACCAATTGTTCCATCTTCTGAGCCTCGAACTGCGTAAACCGTTTTCATTTTGTAATCCTTTGTTTGTCTCTTTGATAGTATATAAGTAAGGGTTAAATCTAGGTTTTAAACCCCCTATATCAAATTATTTTGATTTATTTTGAAAATAATTACATAAAGACTCTTTAGACGTTCGGAAATTGAATTTACCACAATGATCAAAATTATAGGAACCATTGACTGGTTCAACAGAAGATGTGGTTGGGGTTACATCGTGAAAATGGTGGCACCTTTCACATTTAGGTGCCACCATCTGAAATTTAATCCTCATCGTATAGCTTTACCATTAGCGATATGATCCGCACCGAATGATGCAGCGAATGATTCAGGCTTAAGCTTAGCTCTAATACCTGTGTAACCCATAACGTGGTTAGCAGCTTCTTTAGCCGCAACACTAGAACCGTGCTTTGGGTCTGTGTTGATATCTAGGTGGATTTCAACACCGAATTCATCGATAAGAGGTAGAAGCTGCATTGCAAGGTCTGTAACCAAATGCGCTTCTCTCATCATTCTCATTCGTGGCTGATTGATTTTCTTCTCGAAAATCGGCTCACTAGATGTGTGACTGAAAAGTCTGCAACCTACACCTCTTCCAGCACGATGTATGTGTATGATACACACAGTTGCATATCTAGCCCACGGCTTACCATTTCTCTTGAATCTTACAGAATCGCAACCCAAATAGATCTTGGTTTCAGGTTCTGAAACCAATAGTACTTCAACAATTGATTCAACCTGTTCGTCAGTGAACATATCACATCCTCCATAATTAAATAATAATTCATTATACTATAATAGTGCTAAGAAGTAAATCCCCTACATGAAGTTTCTTTTTAATTTACTTAATTCTAATTGCAATGTAGATAATTCGTGCATATGATGTAGATATGATGGGGGAGCATTAAGAGTAACATTTTGCTCGTGATCGTATTGAGTTATTCGAGCTCTATTCACTCCAACTGCACCCCAATAAGATTTCTCGGTATCAGAATAAAGGAGGTCACCAGTTAAATAATCATGATATGAATATCTCACGGTATTTTTATTAAAATATGGCGCTAATCCGTAAGTTTTGAGATTAATCATTGCGGCGAAATAATATGTCGAACCACAATAAGTAAAATGAGCATCTGAACCGAGTAGGGTTTCATACATCTCTTGGTATGGCATCGTGTAATCTATATACTTTATTTCAACCCCTATATCGTGTGCCCACTCTTCCACCTTTTTCATATATTTAGGAACCTCATTATAGGTCCACGATTTTTTACTACCACCAATACCCTTCTCGAGTTTTTGCATAGTAATATATTCACCCTTAGGTTTATTCTGTTCTTTCATAGTCCAAAATTCATTCAATGCCCACGGTTCTACTACATGGCATACTGTTTTGGGTGCATGATAAAATGAAACCGTCATACCACAAGGGGGTATTCTCATATTGTCTACTATCCAAACAAATCTATCAAATATAGGTTCGGCATCTGATTTTTTTCGTTTAAAATCTAAATCATACGGATACGTTACGGCGACATGATACGGCTTATCAAGTGATCCTTCCTGGTAAAGGAGCTGTGCTTTATTAAAGGGTTTTGACAATAACGCCACAACTGTACCCCAGGAATACATTGTAGCATGTGAGAATCTAATAGGATGTGATCTATCAATAGTCGCTACATCATCTGTATTATTATGACCGAGATGAAGAGTTTTAACTAATTTCATAATACTCTTACATCCATATATTCATCTGGTTCACATGCCCAAATGCTTTTCTTACGATGTTCTATATTTTCGTTTCCTGTTCCGGCATATTTTTTATAAAATTCTCTATCATAAATTCTCTCCACATCTTTGTTGCGTATGATTTCCCACTTCTCCTCCCTGAAAAAACAATAATATTTGAATGTTTCTGCGAGTTCTGTAATTTCATCGCGTTGTAGATATCCATCTGCCATGGATAGAGCTGATCCACCAAGCAGGTAGCCATCACTTGAGATCCATTTTTCATCTAATAATCCATTCTCTACTGAGTATTTGTGTAGTTCTGTTCCTCGGTACGGGATGAAGATTCCGATGCCGATGCCGTCGTATCCTCCGAATCGCTTAACCAGGTCAACAGTTTTAAAAACCATTTCTCTCGTTTCGTGCGGAAGACCGATAATAACATTAAGACCGTAAGGAATACCAGAACCATTAATGGCATCAATTTTTTTATTATAGTCAGCATCTGTTACATTTCTTTTTAGTATATTTTTGCGATATTCTTCATCGCCACATTCAATGCCAAACTGTATACGATCACAATAACCGTCTTTCATCACTTTGAGAATTTCTTCATCAACATTCTCTATTCGAGTATTGCACCACCAGGGTATTTTGTATTCTGCTAATAATTCACAGAGATCAATTATCTCGTGTCTAGGTCTGGCGAGAAATGAATCATCTACGAAGAACAAATAATCTGGATTATATAGCTCTACATAGTAATCAAGCTCTTCGCGCATATGTTCAATACTCTTGCGTCGTAGATAGTGTTTATCTAAGTATCTAGTCATAGGACTATTGCAAAATGTGCACGAATATGGGCATCCTCTATATGATTCAATGTTTATTGATTTTACAATGTTACCGCCCACAGCGCGATTAAAACGGTTAGGATGGTATAGACTGTAATCTGGAATCGTCTCTTCGAGTACTGCGAGCGCCTGAGGAGGATTTCTTTTCTCTTTCGTCCATGTTCCTCGTACGTCATTCCAAGGTTGGCTGGATCTATATCGTTCAATGATGTCTCTGACAACATATTCTCCTTCAAATCTACATATCATATTGATACTAGGATGGTTGATACATAATTCTGGTTCTGCAATAGGAAACACCCCGCCAACAATATGAGGGATGTTTAAATGTTCTATTGCATCTAACATTAGAATTGTATCTTTGAATGTGTCTTCTACTGTAGAAAACAGAATTATATCCGGGTTGTATTCTTCAACATAATTCACAAAATCTGGAATCATTACATTTGTCGGTTTGAGTTCCATTCCAAGATCCTCGGGAGTATAAGATCTACCGGCACCAATCTTAGATTTATATAACATTCCTTGATTGGCATCGTCAGAGTATGCCGTAGTCTCAAATAATCGGACTTCAACACCATTCTCTTTACAAATCGCAGTGAAAATACCAACAGCAACTGCTGGTATCAACATCATGGGAAGATTAGGATACGCTATCAGAACTTTCACTTATAATCTCTCGATCTTCATTTTAGATAGATCATTATCAATAATAGTAATTTTAACAGGAAACGTCACCCCATCAAAATCTGTATAATTTCCAAACATTATCATTTGTAATCCTTCAATTTAAATTCTATATTGCTCCATAGTGAAGTCGCCTGCTGTTAATTTATTATAATCGGCTTCAAAATTTGACCAAACTAAACTATCGGGAGCATCATATAACATATCACAATTCTTACAATAATCGACTTCATCAAATCGGTGTTCCTTATGCATTTTTCGTAAATGATTATATGGTTCACCGTTCCAAATTTCATCAATGGTTTGGTCTGATAAATGACCCATTACAGCTTTAGAATCCTGTCCTAGAACTAAACAACAAGGTACTACTGCGCCTGTTTTCCCATCATTACCACCAGCTCGAACGATAAGATCTGGGGAGAATGGTCGACCGCACGATCTTTTTTCTGGTTTCTCGCGCCATGTTACCTCATCATAAATGCCGCTCCAATTGTGCATTTTCCATATTGACGATTTAATACCTGGGACATGATCAATCCAATTTTTTCTATATTTATCAACATCATTCCACGCCTCATCATTATTAAGAATAAGGTGATATGACCCTAATGTAGTTTTTGCACCAACATCTTCTATATATTTAGTCATAGCAATGGCATTATCTCGAACGGATATAAAGTTGTCTTCGCTCATCCATTTATGATATGTCTCAGGATCGTATCCGGTAACTGAAAATCTAACAAAATGTAATCCGTGATCAACAAGACCTTTCATTACATCACCCTCAATAAGAGATCCGTTAGAAATAAAACTCATCTTAAATCCTCGATCAATACCGGCTGTAATAAATTGATTTAATCGTTTATGCATTGTCGGTTCACCAGATCCCTCAAGGAAGATCTCTTTAACTTCAGAATCCATTAGTTGATCAAGAGTGTCTTTAAATAGTTCGAGCTTCATCATTCGTTTAAATGATTTTTCGCGACCTCCCATAACCTCTGCTTGTGGACAAAATGCGCACGAATAATTACAAGATCCGCACACCTCTATAACTGCTTTTTTGATTGGTAATGTCATTTTAATAAGATCTCTTTAGTTCTTTCTATAATTTCGTCATTAGTAAAAACCGGATAATGAAATCTTGGTTCATCTAAATACATTCGTTTATGCTTATAATTATACATTAGGGTTTTGCCAACTGGTGTACCCACCTTATTCCATATACTAGATTTTATAGTCTCGGTAGCAGGTGCATCAATTGATGCAATAGGATTACGATCTACATATTCATGGTGAACTTTTTTACCAAATTGAACTGTTGGGGTATTTGTAATCGCTGCTAAATAATACGTAGAACCTAAATATCCAAAATGTGCTTTTGCATTGATCATTAGTTCATATACCTCTGATATTGGGGTAGTATAATCTATCTCTTTTATATCATATCCCAATTCAGTAGCCTTGAATTTTATCAAAGATACTGATGATGGTAAATTTATTCTATGCCCATCCTTAGGACTATGTTGTATTTCCCCATGGGATTGAAGGGTAATGTAATCACTATCTGTACCATTATTTATTTTTTTCGTATTCCATAAAGAGTAAAAACCATATGGTGAATCCATTCTAGATCTCATTTTAAGTGATTCATAAACAGATACTACAACACCACCATCAGGGTCTCTAAAGTTTTCGACAATCCACAGAATGCGATCTAGCATCGTCTCAGGGTCTTCATCTTTAACTTTTAAATAAGCTGATTCACTAACAACAACTGAGATCTTATATGGCCTATCAGTAATTTTTTCTTCGTTATACATTTGGGCCTTTGAGAATGTGTGACTAAGTAAAGCTATTATTGGGGCATAGGCACTTGCATCATCTTTAGATATTCTAATTATTTCTGAATTATTAGGATCAACTATACCACAAGGATTACACCCTTTATAAAACGTTTTAATATGCTTTATATCACTCATAGAAATTCTTTTAATTCTTTTAATTCTGGTACATATTCAAGAAGGTCAAATCCCCGAACCTCATTCATTTTCTCTATCCATCTAAAGGATCTTTTAAGATTTTCAAAATCACCTATTTTTGGATCTACGTCAGTTAATACAGGTCTAAATTGTACGTTTGGGTATTCCTTAAATGCATATTTATATTTTTGTTGTTGAAATTCGATGATGTCTTTAGGTAAATTCTGAATTTTAATATAATTTGGCCAATAAGAAATATTTGTTATGTTGATACCTCTTACGTATTCTTTATCATAAAAATATTCTACAATCTTTTCTAATGAAAAGAAATTAAACATAGAAACAAATGGTATTATAAGCACCTTTCGTCCTGTAACATCATAATATTTTTCCATGTTAGCAACGGTTTTTTCAAAATTGCCACCTCGAATCCAATCATATTCCTTACCTATTCCATCTATAGATGCTGAGATGTTAAAACAAGCTTTTGCAGGTTTTACCTTTTCTAGCATTTTAAATGTACTTTGTGATATGGTCTGCATATTAGAAACTATTTCAGTCATACATTGGGGATTTACATCAATCATTCTCTCGAGAATTTTTAAATTGTTTTTATCTGCAAAAGGTTCGCCACCTTTAACGGTTAAAATATCCAGTCCAGGTAGAACTTCTAATATTTTATCTATGTCACTCTTACCTAATCTAACAATGTCATGAATCGTATTTTTAGAAAAATCATCCTTCTCACTTTTCGTAAACGTTTTATTAAGATCTCTCCATTTCGAACTAAAAAAACTACCACATGAAACACATGTTTGATTACACATATTAGAACAAGTATATTCTAAATATCTAACAGGTCTATTAACATTCAGTTTTCGATTTTTCCAATCTTCATCAAAATGGTTTTCAGAATACTTATAAAAATCAAATATGCCCATCATACTTTGTTTGTGATTTATGAACATTTTGGCACAGTTATTACAAGCAGGTAGATCTGATATTTTACCGGCTTCCATCTTTTCTCTAACGTGTTCCATTTCTGCGCTATTATATATTTCTTCTAAAGAAGAGACTTCAGAGATGTGTGCAATAGTGTCATTCGTGGAATTACAACACAAAACAATATACCCTCTTGGATTTATTGTAATACCGCTAAATGGTGCTTTACATATAACTTTTCGTCTAGATAAATATTCTTCATGTGACATCTTCGTCTACCAATCTATCTAATAGCCAATTTGAGAATTGATTATTAATCAAATGATTTACTGTTTCATAATTAGTTGAACCAATTTTTATATCTAATAATTCACCATTAAGAGTGTCTATTATATTTTTAATTTCTTTTGATGGGAGATTCCATATTGCCAAATGCTCTGGGTATCTAATAGTGTTATACCACAGCGTGTTCTTATTTTTTCCTGTCCATTTTGCAAAATTTACCATTTCATCCCAATTATTTCTCATTGGGTTTACCATGATGGAAATTCTCTTACCTTTATCAATATGATATTGATTAAAGATTTCATAGTTCTTCATTAACTTATCAAACTTACCATTAATTCTAATAGCTTCATATCTCTCTGGGATGAGACTATCAATACTGATATTTAGAACAACATTACATTCTTCGAGAAGTTTTATTACATTTTTGTTATATACTGTACCATTAGTTGCAAGACTCACAACTAGATCTGGATTTAATATCTTTACTCTTTCACAGATATCATATACGATTTTCTGGGATAAAGGTTCCCCTCCATTAAATCTGAGTTCTTTAAGGTGCGGTATAAACTCATCCATTTGTCTAACGAAACTATCACCATAAATTTGTTTGAGCGGTGGGAGCTTTTCTCTATTTTTTCTAATCCCAGAACTTAATAATCCCTGACACATAGTACATTCAAGGTTACATTTGTTACTCAATTCAAGTTCCATTAGTGAGGGATATTCTTGAATGGGAAAATTGTCATAAGCTTTAGCTAAAGGCCAAACGCCCTCGTCAGATTCCTTTTTACAAAGCTGACATTTAGGGTTATTATATACCTGATTGTTATGATCTTCTCTGAGTTTTTTGTAACCTTCCCCAAACCAAATATCTCTTATGGAATTCTCTTCTGACCAATCACTAATATACCCAGGGGTTAACCAGCACGGGGCTGCGTGACCCAGAACAGTAAAATACATATTATTAAAGGGTGCTTTACACTTCATCATCTTCTTCTATTTTAATAAGGGGATTAAATGGATTCTCGACAGTACAATGTTTTGTACATATGGAAGATATTTTATCCGAATCGTCCCACGAATCATATAATTCTTGAAACCATTTATGATCCAATATATCTTCAATATCATTATTAAATATATTGAGATCTTTTTCGTTGTCTATATATGATTTTAAAATAGGGTCGTGCACGGTTTTACGAGCGCTAGAAGGATAATTAACTAGAGCATATTCTAATGGATATTCATCGGGTTTTTCGTATGTATCTGGATAACCAAACTGCTTACTAACAAATATATTATTAGCAAAATAACAGCATGGAATGACCTGACCGTCGGGGTTAATAACTATTCGTTTTCTGTTCATCCATTCACATGATATACATGGACTATTACTCATTCTTGAAATCCTTTATTCTTTTGAGGTCTTTTTCATTATTTAAATAAAGATCTCTCCAAAAAATATCACCAAATTCATCAAATGTGCTTTGTTCTAAACTGTCGTCTTTACTGTCTTCGTTGATGAACTTAAATTTATTTGATTCACCGCCACTATGATGAAATCTATTAGAAGGAACAAAGAAGACAGTTTCAGCACCATTTTCTTTTGCAAGAAGGGCTATTTCATATAAGTCATCCTGATTGTGTTTAAATACTACAGTAAAAACTCTAGTTTTTGTTTTTGTACTAGAGATGGTTATAAGATTATCAAGTACCAATGACAATGACGTTTTTCTTCTATATTTACTATGTTGCTCTTGATTAATACCGTCTATATCAAACGTTACATTTAATCTATCACCACACAGTATACCTAAATCCCACCACCAATCCGGTGTTCTGATACTCCCGTTTGTGTTGATCATAATTTTACAATTACTATTTTGTATTACATATTTAATAATCTTAAAGATATCCTTATTCATTATAGGATCTCCCCAAGTACCACATAGCTCAAATTTAGAGAATCTTTTCATAGATTCAACGGGAAATGATTTCTTGAAATATTCAAAAGACCACTGTATTAATGGTAACCAATTTGACTTGTCTAATCCATCAGGATTTGTACGATGACATTGTGGACATGCCGCATTACAATATGTGGATAAATCTACCCACATAATTAAATCTTTATTGGTATAATGATCTTTATATTTCTTTAATTTTGATAATGACAATGCTTTATCCACAATGGTTTCTATTTTATCCTCATCAATAATATCTTCAAAATAGAATATATGATCAAAATTAAAAGTTTTTAAAGATCTAGAATTTATTTCTTTAAAATGATTTGCTTTTTCAATAATATCTACATCACTGGGATAATATTCCTCGAATTTTAATTCTTCTCGAACTAGTTTAGAACCCCACCCATAAGATGATAAGGTTCCCCAGTAATTATTGTGTATTGCTATTAAATCGGATTCTGCCTGCGCGTCAAGATCTCTTCTTTTTAATAATATAAAAACGTCAAAGTGTTCTTTTAGATCTAGTCCGGATCTACAAAGTTTCTCATACATATCCAAATTACATTTTATAATTAAAGGGTCTATATGTGAGTATTTATCGAAATATTCAATCAATGATATTGATCTTTTTTGATGATCGTGGAATAATTCCCGAGGAATTTTATTGTTTATTCCCCACCGTTCTCTAAGTTTAAATGTAAAATAGTGTGATGCAGTTCTGTTGCTATAGATTATTAAAATTTTAGCCATATTTACAAAAAATATTCAATTTCGCCACAATGCTTACATACAGGAGCACCAGTTACTTCAGGGAACGGTTTACCTTTTAGATACCCAACTTCTTTACCAAAGTCATGAAAACCTAACCAGCATAAAATCTTATTAAGCATGTCCTACATTCTCTCTTTTGATGTCATTGTGATTAAATTCAGCCCAATACAATTCAAATGCTACTGAGTCTTCAATACATTCAAATTGGTGATATACACCCGGCTTTACCTTACAAAAATCGCCTGGACGGAGAATAGTTTCATCAACAAGGTCGTAATCATTCTGCCAAACCCGTATTAGAAGTACGCCAGATTCAACATAAAATCCATTCCATTTGAATTCGTGAAGATGCTTTGAACATACCCCTCCAGCATTAGTCTCAATACGATGGAATTCAAGAACACCGTTTGCTTCTAGGAGTTCTGTGACTCCCCACACTTTTCCTGCTTTTGACATGTTAATTTCCACTCCAATGTCGTTGGGTTATATCTAGATCCATCGATGGATCAATTTCAATGCACATACTACAGTCACACGGAAAGCTTAATGCACCATGTCTTATGGCGACCTGGACAGCAAGATCTAATTGTTTTTCCAGTCCTGCACATTTTTCAGTTAATCCCTCAATCATAGCATCTTTGACTATATCAAACATTTCCGGTGTCATTTTTTCCATAGCGCCGGCTAAGTCTATTACTATCTTTTGTGGTTCGTTCATAGATATAAAAAATCCCTATAGTTTAAATATTGCGCGCAATGATTATACGCTTCGATACCAATTCCATCGTCGTAGCTGACTGTATACGCACGCTTATGTGGTATATAGACGTCATCTAGGGCAACCCATAGCATCTGGTCAGTCTTATATTTTTCTAACCAAGAGAGGATAGCAGCCATTCTTGGGTGATGTTCGGGTGATTGGTGCCGAGATGCACATTCACTTAGATCGATATTATATTGATCGAACAGATCGTGGTTGAATCCAGTATACCCGATTTGAGGGTATTCGGTCGATACTGATGGATGAATGTCACCATTGAATCCAGCCTTAATGAACTGATCAACAAGACCGGGCCATACAACTTCACCCGTAGTCTTATTCTTAGTCAACTCCAACATATTGGAATGCGTGCTGTTAAAGACGATTTGGGCATCAGATTTCTCAATGATCTTCTTAAGCACCATTACGCATCTCTCATCAAGATTCTGATTGAAAGATGCCATTCTGTCGTCTAGATATTTCGTTGCTGGAATCATTGGTCCATCAATATCTAGAAAAATAATTTTATCGGGTTTACCCATCGTTGAATTCCTCTAAGTCAAATTTTGTATCAATTTCAGAAACCGCTTCAGGGTCAATAAGATTTGTTATATTGAAAGATCCGACGACTTCATTGCAATTCCCTAACCATCTTAATTGTTCTAAGCCCTCTTTTGCTTCACAATTGGTTACGGAATAGTTTAAGTATTTAGCTAATGCTTCTTTTGTGTATCCATAAATCCCATGATGTTTATGACCATCCCAATGTGGTAATCTAGTAAACCAATTAACAGAAGGGATTTTCTCATTCGCTCTTATCACTGTACCGTCATATTCACCAATTATTGCTTTAACAACGTTTGGATTTTCGACAGAATCTGGATCCAGATCTGAATGTGCTGTAACAACATGTGCGTCCCAAGCGACCCAACTTGCAAGTTCGGCAATGATTTGTTCTGTAACACCTACAAAATCACCTTGAACATTAATGATGTTCTCGTAGTTCATTTTGGCAGCAACTTCAGCGCATCGCTCTGTACCATTCATACACCATGATGACGTCTTAATAACATTATATGGAATTACGTCTCCAATCAGCTCAGAGTCCGTAATGACGTAAACATCAAAATCGGTTTCTGCTTGAACCTTGTCAAACATATATCTAATAAGGGGTTTGCCGCGACAATTCGCAAGCATCTTATTAGGAAATCTAATGCTCTCTAGTCGAGCGGGTATAAAAACTGCTGTATTATTTGTCATCACTTCCTCCAAAATAAAAGAGCCCAAAGAATAGAAGACCTATTCCTATAGCCCACAATGAAATTACAAAATCATCCATTCATCTTTGCCTCATGGCCATTTTCACGTTCACAGCAACAACCACTCATTTCTGGGCTATCGTTACATATAGGTTGGTAATCCCAATCTGGGCACCAATGAATACCGGGACAAATGTCGAACGGTATTGGTATTGGTAGTTTACCACTTTTGTCTGCTTCTGTAAGAATTTTCATTTGCTCTTTAGACAACATCGTTTATCCTCACTAATTCTTCCACCATCATCTCAAAGTCATTAAGATACAATGAATTTGGTCCATCAGATAACGCATTATCTGGATCTTTATGTACTTCCATAAAGAATGAGCGTACACCCATTGCTGCAGCAGCTCTGAGGAGTCCTGGCGCATAGTCTCGAGGTGCGCATGGCACACCTAAATCTAATAGCTGTGGTGGGCATTTTTGAACCGCATGTGTTGCATCAAATACAAAATTATGTTTGTAATAAAATTGTAGATAATCCATACCCATAAAATCTACTACAAGGTTGGAATATCCAAATGATGTACCTCTGTCAGTAACCCAAACTTCACTTGCGCCTTCAGCTTTTTCTACTGCCGAGTGAATATCCCAAGGGGTCATAAATTGACCTTTCTTAATATTCACGATTTTACCTGTTCTAGCAGCTTCCATGATAAGATCTGTTTGGCGTGACAAAAATGCTGGTATCTGATAAACGTCAATAACATCGACCATTTCAACGACTATAAGTTCGGATGGTGAATGAACATCAGTTAAGATTTTAAGATCTGGGATTTCCTTCTTCATTTTTCGAAAATCGATTAAAGCAAATAATCCCTGACCTCGAGGTGAATCACTCTTTGTACGATTTGCTTTATCGTATGAAGCCTTAAAATAGTATTCAATTTCAAATTTATCACATACACGTTTACACTCTTTTGCAATTTCAAGTGATTGCTCTAAAGATTCGTGTTGACATGGTCCTGCTATAATTCTCATGTGTTAATTGCCCATCCTATTAGCCAGAAAAATAATAAGGCTCCGGTTTCACCGTCACCCCCCGAAAAAAGATCAACAGCCACAATAAAGGTTAATGCCGTGGATCCTGTTATTCCTACTATCTGACCTTTAGTTAATTTCATTTTATGTCCTTAAAATCTTATTATATCGCAACTATGGTGTGATGTAAACCCTAATAATTCTCCAATTTCAAACTTGACATGTAGGAATCAGAACCATTATACCAAACACTTGAATACGCTTTTATGGAATTTTGGACTTTTACCTTCATGCGCGATAACTCGGTTACAAACATATTGAACGACCCACTATCAAAGAATTGTACGCCGGTGATATCACTACTACCACCATCATCTGAATATACAATAGTTCCTTCGTAATTTACTTCTAAATTACTTTTTGATAGGAGTACTTCAGAAACTTCATCCCTAAGATCTTTAGGAATTGGTGTTTGTAGTACGGCCATAAACCCATAACTTAGTACATTATCACTCATTATTTTATACCTCTCATTGTAGAAAACCAAGATGGTTTTGGTCGTTCTGCTTTTGCCAATGCCACTTTAGTTTCTATGTGGAGTTTCTGCTCTTTGTTTAATTTATGAAAGAATTCCACATTCATGGTAATAGCTTCTTGAGCTGTACTCAGTAATTCAATAGGGGACATTTCATGTAGATCTTTCCCCATCCAACGATAAATTTTATCGGGCATATTAACCTCCTAGACTCATAGCCATTTCTTTGAGCTCCATAGCTCTTTCCAATGTGTCAGTGTCATCTTTATCAAGTCGAAGTTCGATAAATCTTGGATGGGATAAAGCATGATAGTCGTTTCCTCTTGCTTGAGTAAGATCGTTACATTGAACGCTCATTACCGAGCCGATTAATTCTTCTCTTCGGGAGTTGAAATCCTCCAGATATTTGTCTGGTATTCCACCCGCATAACCCTTAATTGTACCATCATCGTTAGCAAACTGAATAGACCCAAACGTCTTTTCCCTTTTAGTACCAGGAGTTCCTTCTTTAAATCCTGTAATACGGACGTCAACGTCAATCTCCAATTTCAGTTTGAGCTGTTGAGGGGAAGTACCATCGCGGAACACTGCATCAGCATCTTTAATAATTGCACCTTCAAGTCCTTCTTCCATCCAACCGACTGTAAGTTTCATTGCATCTTTAATGTTTGTTACTCGGTGTGAAAGGATCGTTCTTACACGTAAATCATGATTTGGTTTCTGTCCAAAAATACTTTGAACATAGTGAAAGCGTTCATGATAAGGTCTGATATTTTTAATGCGAGCTTTCGCGTTCCCATACTCTTTAAGAGTAATATGGTCCCATACATCTAGAACGATATCACCGTGGGGCGGGTTATCGGAATTGATTAAGCCATTTCCAAGTGCTCGGTTCATTACTTCGCCATCTTCAGGGTGTACAGTAAGTTCACCAATATAGTGACCATCAGCAAGACCCTCTAATTCTTCGAAAAGTTCTGGGTATTTATATTCTTCACCTTGACGGGAGATACACGAGACTTCGCCATCTACCACCTTGAATTCACGATATGTACCATCAGCCTTTAATTGTACAAAAGGTCGATTATCAAAATTAATCTTTGATGCAGTCTTCGCTGTGTAAATCCCACAGCGCATGTAAACAGGTTTAACAATCAAGTTTTTGAATACTTTGTTAATATTAGAGCGACCCATATTGATCTTAAGATCGCGATCAATCACCTTTCTGATAATAAACGAATCTTGAGGGTGCATATACAATAACAGATTTTCGATTGTTGCTATAGCTGCATGACCTGTAGATTTTCTGGTTACTAATTCATTCTCTAATATGTCTAACGCATGTGATAGAGTAAACATATCTTCGCCAACAAATTCCTGATTTTCATCTACGTTCTTCATTGTAACGCCATAAGTGAATACAACATTATCATATGTCATCTTCAACACACGCTGTAAAAGTTCATTGTCGGAATGTTTTCGAAGCACGTCCATCTTATAGTTTGAGCCGTTGTTCTCATTTAGTTCTTGAATAATTTCATAAACTGTACTCATTGGATTTGTCGCCCTGTGTTGAATTCAACCTGAACTGCTCGATCATCCCAAAGTTCAATCATTCCAAAATCTTTGATATTTGTAATTTCGAGAACCTGATCAAACTCCCTCATTGAGAATTCCTCAATAGGACCTTTGACATCCTTTTCAAGAGCGCCTGCAGATCTGTCACCAATTATATTGCGATTAATTCCTGCTATTCGTGCGGTAAAAATTTTAACAGTTTTACCTTGTGATAACCAAAGCCGAACACGATCACACATAGGTTTAATAGGTTCACCAACATGTGAAATACCTTTCCAACCATCATAATGTGCAATAGTTCCGTCTAGGTCTACGCCAATCCATCCATTCATTTTAATTTCCTTTTATCTCTTTGATAGTATATAAGTAAGGGTTTATTTTTGAATTTAAACCCCCTATTTCGATTTTACATATCCGGGTGCATATCATTAAATTGCTTAGTCTTAGCTTGTTCAATCGCGTTTGCAAACCAACCAAGCATTAAACTCTCGTCCACAAATTTGTTTTCATTTACGACGATTTCCTGAAATGCTCCCGCCCATTTCTGAGCATCAGCTCCTAGAACACCCGCTAACAGATGC